AATATGTATGCTATGTTTTCTCAATGTTCATCATTAACAACAATAGATACAACAAATTGGGATGTTTCTAATGTGACTGATATGAGTTATATGTTTGAAAATTGTACATCATTAACAAGTATAGATGTTTCTAATTGGGATGTTTCTAATGTGACTTATATGAGTGGTATGTTTGGTAGATGTACATCATTAACAAGTATAGATGTTTCAAATTGGGATGTTTTTAATGTGACTTATATGAGTGGTATGTTTGGTAGATGTACATCATTAACAAGTATAGATGTTTCTAATTGGGATGTTTCTAATGTGACTTATATAGACAATATGTTTGTGAATTGCACATCATTAACAACAATAGATGTTTCTAATTGGAATGTTTCGAATGTAACTAATATGTTGAGTGTGTTTAGAGATGTACCATTAGACACCCCATCATATGATGGATTATTAATAGGTTGGAGTTCATTAAGTCCAAATCTTCAAGATAATGTTGATTTTGGAGCAAATTTAGCAAAATACACACCCGGTGGTGCTGCTGAAGCAGGGAGAACCTTATTAACTGATGCTGTTGTTGATGGAGGACATGCTTGGAGTATAACAGATGCTGGCCCAACAGCATAATAAAATAAATAATATTTATAAAAAAACAATAATATACAATGATAGGAGATACAAGTAAAGCAACAACAAGGGAGAAAAGAAGAATTGGTAAGGTTATAAACCGACCAATTGAAATGCTTCCATATGAAAAGAATGGTGATAGTGCCATTGTTTTCAAAGCAGATAATTATAATGATAGAGAATTATTAGTTAAAGAATTGGAATATGTTGATGACAAAGCATTTGGTTATATTATAACAGAATTAGAATATACTCCAACAATGACTATTGATTTTGCAGATTCAGCATATAATAAAATTAAATTAACTGGTGATCTAAATATTGATAATATTTTAAATCAATCCACTGGTTCTGATTATATGTTAATCTTGGAACAAGATGAAGTAGGTGGTCATTCTATCTCTATTAATGATGAAAATATTCAATTATATCTTAAAGGTATTACAATGTTATCTGAATTAGATACATCACCAAATTCTTTAACTTATATTAAACTAACTTCCGTTAAAGGAAGATTATATGGTGAAGTATTGGATTATTCAACATATACAACAAAAGAAAATCAATCATATTTTTCATTTGATGTTGAAATAGCTTCATCTGGAGATACATTCACTTTACCAATTAACACAGTTGATGATGCTGATCAATATGTGCAATCTTTTACTGCTGATTGGGGTGATGATTCAACAACTGATATAACAAGTTATGATGATACTGGTGCAACACACACTTATGCAGCACCGGGCACATATACAATCACCATGACTGGTAAATCTGAGTTGTTTGCTGTTCAAAATGTTGGGGATAAAGCTAAGATTGTAAAACTTAATACATTCTTTGGTGATATTGGATTTAAAAAATTAAATTTTTATGGTTGTACTAATTTAACTGGTAATATACCAACGAGTTTTAAGAATCTTAGGAATTTGGTTGATTGTTATGGTTTGTTTCGTGATTGCTCTTCATTAACAGGTGAAATACCAGAAGATATGTTTTGGAATTCCCCCAATATTCTAAATTTTGCACATTGTTTTCGTGACACAAATAGTATTATTTGTGAAATACCAGAAAAATTATTTTGGAATAATCCTAAAGTTACTGATTTTTTTGGTGTTTTTACAGGATTCAATAACCCGAATAAATTTTATGGTGGTATACCAGAAAAACTATTTTGGAATAATCCTAAAGTTTTAAATTTTGGGACAGCTTTCCAATATAATCCCAATTTAACAGGGAGTATACCTGAGAAATTATTCTGGTATAATCCTGAAGTTACTAATTTTTATTATTTGTTTTGGGGTTGTTCAGGAATTTCAGGTCAAATACCAGAGAAATTATTCTGGTATAATCCTGAAGTTACTAATTTTGGTAGTGTTTTTAATCAAACAGAAATTTCAGGTCAAATACCAGAAAAACTATTTTGGAATAATCCTAAAGTTACCAATTTTGAAAGAATATTTTATAGATGTATATCATTAACAAGCGAAATACCAGAAAAATTATTTTGGAATAATCCTGAAGTCTCCAATTTTAGTTTTGTGTTTTATGAATCTGGTGTGTCAGGTGAAATACCTGAAAAATTATTTTGGAATAATCCTGAAGTCTCCAATTTTAGTTTTGTGTTTGGTACTTTTAAAGGGTGGCCTAATAATATTATTAATGATATACCTAAAAATATTTTTATAAATAATCATAAAGTTGTAAATTTTGAAAATTCATTTTTATATAGAAATAATATAACTGGAGATGGATGGAGAGACATCATAGAATACACAACACAATATGCAGAAGATAATAATATAACATTACAAACAGATGGTTGTTTTCAAGATTGTACATCCTTAACAGATTATAATGAAATTCCAAATACATGGAAATAATATTAAATAATTAGAAACTAAAAGAGGGATAATTTATTAATTATCTCTCTTTTTTTATTTACAAATTATTTTTGTCTAATGCTAAATTATTTAAAATTAAATTATAAATATCATAATGTTTAGATAATAAATATTCTACATCACTATATAATACTTGATCAACCATACCATTTTCAGATAAATTTACAAATTCTTCAATTTCTAAATTGTTTTCAATAAAATGTAATGAATATGGAGTAATATTATCTAAGTCTTCTTTATTTGTTAATAACTCAGATAATGGTTTTAATATAGGTTTAATTTTATTTAGTTTAAACCCTAACCCTGTTAGATTTTCTCTATTTAAGTATATTTTATTATATTCATCTGAATTATGAATCCATAATTTAAAGTCACCAAATTTATTTATTTGGTTAATTCTAAATATTTCATCATATTCTTCTGAATATATGAATAATCCATGATTAAAATATGGAGTAATATGTTTTAATTCTAAATTCATATAATTATCTTTTTATAATTGAAAAATCTCTGCATCCTTCAAAATAATTATCATTTTTATCTATATAAGGATCACCATCGTTATCTATATAAACTTCAGCTTGATAATCACCTGAACAAAATGGTGGCATCTCAAATTCAATAATATCTCCTTCGTTTAATTTTTGGTCAGTTTCAATATAAAACCTATTATTTTTATCTATCTTACTCATATATATTTTTATTTAAAAATAAACTTAATTACATCATCAAAAGAATCAAATCTAAGATAATACCCATCATTTTTTATTTTATTGTTTACCCATATCATACCACGTTTTTCATATAAAAGAATATCATAGTATATATGTTCTAATGTTTTAATTTTAAAAATCTTATATTTTGTTTTATAAAATTTTATTTCTGCATATTTTGTTCGTGTCATATTATTATATTTTTATTTATCAAATATTGATAATTGCTTTATTTTATTGTTATTTTCCAAATAATCCTCCACTTCTTTGATATAGGATAACTTATATAATAAGTTAATATCTACTTCATTATTAAATTTATATTTTAATTCTGATAAATGTGTATCTGATAGAAACACTTCTTCAGAATATTTTTTAAATAAAAAATCACATCTTTCATTTATCTCTTCTTTAACTCTACGAATATTATTCAATTGATCGCCCAACTCTTTTTTTAAGTCATTATATTTTTTTCTTTTCATTATATTTTATTTTTATTTAAATACTCATAAATAACCATATTATCATTTAATAGTCTAATATTTGTTTTATATTTTATAATTTTTATATTTTCTATATGACAAACATTACAAATTCTATATCCATGAATAATATATTCATCTTTATTTGTACCGTTTAAGATCCTTGGGGTGTATCCAATAACCCTATAATTATAAGGTTTATTATATGTGTGAATATTAAATATAATACACATAAATTTAAACCAAAGTTCTTTAATTTTTTTAAACATAATAATTAATTTTTAGATAACACAATAGCATTCTTTATTGGTCTTGTTAATGCAACATATTTAATTTGATTTCTTTCTTTCACATTCCAATTCTTATCAATATCGTCTTCCATTATAAAAACCTTATTATAAGTACTCCCCTGCCCTTTGTGGGCTGTGATCGCATACGCATAGTCCATATCTTTAACTATTATATCATAACTACTTCTTGATGCACCATTTTCATATTTATATATAGATTTCATTAATATGTTTTCACGTCTAAAAGTATAATATAAATTCCACAATCTTTTATTTGCTTTTGCTTGATCTCTTAACTTATCGTGTTCATAAGCATATTTGTTAAGATTCTCATCATCATATGGGTCAATAATAAAAACTGTTTGATAATTAAAAGTTGAATCAGTAAGATTTTCTCTTAATTTAACTTTATATCCGTTTATCCCATATTTATTTTCTATTAACTCACTTTTTTCAATGACTTTATAATCTGCAGAATTTTCAATAATATTAATATGAGCACTCTTACCAGTAATACTTCTATAACCCATTAAAACATCACCAATTTCAACAATATCAGCATTTTTACCAAACAATTCATGTCTAATAATTTGATTAGATTTCATAATGATTTGGTTTGTCCATCCAATAACTTTACAATGATCAGTATTAATATTAAACTCTTTGGTTTTAAATTCTTCTAATAAAGCATTTCTAAATTCTCTTTTACTTTTGGTATATATGATACCTTCTCCCTCATCATTTAAATTTGTTGTTCTTTCATACCCTCCAGTTGGATTTTCCAAATTATTTCTTAATTTATCATATATAAACATTATTGGATTTGAATCTGCTTGTCTTTCAACTTTTGTTAACTGATGAAAGTTTTCCTTCTCCAAATTAAATACTACACTATCTTTCTCATTTACGGGGGGTATTTGAGCCGGATCTCCCATAAATAATATCTTTGTATACATTCCTTTTGTTTGCTTCTTAATTAGCTCGTATAGGTCTTTATTTATCATTGATGCTTCATCAATAATAACTAAAGAATAATCACAAATTTTAGGTAATGCAATTGGATTAAACTTAGGATCATTAGGGTTAAAATCATCAAGATTAACATCTGGTCTTAACCCTAATAATCCATGTAATGTTAACCCATATTGATCAGTCGTTCTAATGATCATTTTTTTAGCTTTATGGGTTGGTGCTGATACAACTATTTGACCTTCAAACTCATCAAGTATTTTCTTTATACAAGTTGTTTTTCCTGTACCACTATAGCCAGCCAATGTGAAAGTATTATTCAATCCATTGGCTTGTTCCAACCATTTACGGATTTTATTTATACCCTCATATTGTTCATCATTAAAAGTAATAATATTACCGTTAGGTAATCTCAACTGATTATCTTCTATTTTTATTGTAACCATTAAAAGTTATTTTTTACAAATCTACAAAAATTATTAAATAAATCAAATACTTTATAAATTAAAACATCCTAATATTTGTAATTAGTTGATTAATTTGATTAATATCTAACTTATCTGGTAAATCTGATTTATCAAACACTTCATCCATTTCAGCTTTTTTATCTTCAACTATTTTAATAATATCATCATATGGTAATTTTCCATATTTAATTGAAAATAAAAAGTTTTTATCATCTGGTTCTATTTTTAATGTTCCATATTTACCAATATGGATTGCTGAATCTAATAACCTAACACAATGCATAAGATTTTTAGTGTCGTATGATGCACCAGCATTAATATTTGTTAAATATCTATGTTTATTTCTTTTTTCAACCCAATCCCAATATTCTTTATATTTTTTACAATAAGTGGAATATCCTTCAAGATTGAAATATAGTGTTGCTACTGGTACATAACCTTTTGGTATAGATGATAATTTTACATCATTAGATGTTTCATTATCATTGGTAACACCTTTAAAGATACCATTATCATCAAAATATAGATTATACACATTCTTCATGTGGTTTATATTTTGAAGACCATAAAAAGATTGATCTCTTTTATTTGGTGTTTCTTGTTTCTTTAACCAACTTCTCAGATTCATGCTTCCATTGTAACAAGTAACATAGCAAAAATCAATTGGTGTTTTTCTTTCCTTATCAACAGGATTAACAATTTTTTTATTTAATCCCTTTGCTTTTTTTATTTGTGAGATTGAATAACCACCAAAAGTATCTTTACATCTTTTAGTTAAAAAAGTATCACGATATTTAATAAATTCTTCAAATAAAGGTGATTGATGTTGAATTTTATCTTTTGGTATATAAAGTAATTCTAAGATATTAGGATTATTATTGAACAATAATTCAGCATATCTATTTAATTCATAATAAACAGTATCATTAGTATCATCAGATACTTGGTCAATATAGTTATTTAATAATAATAAATCTTTATTATCTGATAAAAATATACCTCTAATATCTATATCACTTTTAGGTGTATTTAGTCCATATGCATGACTACCAACGATACCACTATAAATTATTTTATCTTCAATGTCTTTTATTTTTTTCATTGTTTAATACGTTTTATAATTATTTATTCATTATTATTTACTAATAATGCATATAAATCTGAGGAAGTTTTCAATCTAATGTTATCACCATAAGATGTTACTTTACCTTCTTCATATTTTTTACCAAAATCCAACTCATAAATAAAATATTCAATCCAAGAATATTCATTTCCCTCATCATTAACATCGTTAGTTAAACGTTTTAATAAATCAATAAACCCACTAAGAATATGTGAGTTATCATACAAAGTAACATGATCATTTGGGAGTATGATTGAAAATGCATCTGAACAATTTTTATCGTGTTCAAATTGTTGTTCAATAGAATCAATTGCTTCTATGAATGCTTTTTTATTTATTTTTATTTCTCCCATAAATTATTTTTTATATTTCCAAGATAAAACCTTTTCGGCTGCTTCTTTTGATTTAAATCCCCAACCATTTGCATCATCAACAATAAATTCTGTTTCTTTATCACAAATTGCGAATCTTAAATCATAATTCCTTCTTATTGGAATTACTTTATATTTATCTTCATTAATATCTTCACTCATAAATCAATATATTTTTACCTTTTTTAAACAATGGTTTATAGTTATTATTTTTATCTAATTCAATGAGGATATCATTATTATAAACCACATATTTTTTATTCTTAGTATTCAAATCAAAATGTGTTTGTTCAATCATTAAATATTCTTTTGTTTTAAATTTAAAATTATATTTAATATCCCAATAACCGTTATTATACTTTAAAAGAACCATTGAATTATATGTGTTATCTTTATAACCATTGATTAGAAATCTCTTTTTATATGTAATTAAAACATAACCATCACCCAATACTTCAATATTAGCACTACCACCAGTATATTGTCCTTCATCAATCTCAATCATTTTAAATCCATCTGGTATGGAATGATAGGCCCATCTTGTTTTTTCAACAAAATCGAAAGGATCACTAGCAGGTATAAATTCAGATTTTTCATAATCCAATTTATATACCATTAGATCATACCTGATTTTACCATTAACACCATATTGATTTTCACTATCATAACTTAATATGAAAACGTTATCAACAGTGTTTCCATAACGCCACATCAATGATTTATGAATAATATTTTTAGCATTATTGTCAATGGTCTTTGGAATTTCATATGATGAGATCAAAAAACTAATTAGAATAAATAAAATTGTTATCCTTTTCATGTTTTGTTTTTTTACAAAGTTAATAAAATATTATTAATATCAAACAAAATGAGGAACAAAATCACCTTGAGTACAACCAACAGCAGGTATTAAATTATCACCACTAACATCACATCCTTTAATTTTTGTAATATTGTTATACCAATTCTTTTTAAATTCACCATGTATTTTACTCATTTCCACTAAGACGTGATATCCACCTCTTGTTTCCAGTATATTATATGAATCATCATTAATAATATTTTTCAGTTCATCAATTAAATAATTATAAGTCACATAATCAAAATCAAAATCCATAAACCTTTTCCTAGATGAAGCTTTTTGAATGTTAGATAGAACTAATTGATGTGGATTATAACCATTGTAAGGTTCCGTTACTTTATCAACTAATTCTTTTAAGCTTTTTTTAGCTGCTTTTTCAAAACTTCTAGGGTTTGGGTTAATATATAATGCTAATGTTTTTTCAGGAACAACAACACCATTATTTTTATAACAACCTTGTTTAACCTCTAGTTGTTTAATTTTATCAATTAGATGTTCTTTCTTAGAAGTAAACCTTTTTAATTGTTGTTTGTCACCTTTAATAGATCCATCATCACAATATTTAGATCTAGCAAATAGACAACAATAATAAGTTTCATCATTTTCTAATTCAGGTAACCAATCTATAAAAGATTTTAATTTATCTTCATCTCTAATAATCTTGTAATTCATAATATCTTATTTTAAATTTAGTTTTATATCTCTTAATATTTCTTTCCTACCTTTAAGGTCGATACTTGAAATATCATCTCCAACTATGGCGTTAATTCTTCCTAAAGCATATGCTCTGTTTGAATATTCATCTTCAAAATCATCTCTTTCAACACTCCCATTCAATTCATCATCGAATCCTTCCAAATAAATTTCAATTAATACATCGTCTTTTGTTTTCATATTCCTTTATTTTTTACAAATATAAACAAATTTATCAAATTACCAAAAACTATTGTGTTAATAAAATTTAATTTTTATTTTTACAGAAATATTTTTATATGAAAACATTATATATAGAACCAAGACAAATTGGTAAGAGTTTAAAATTAAAAAGTTTATATGATATATATTCTAAAAAAGGTGGTTGTTTAATGTTGTTCCCAACTTTGAAGATGGCTAATTGTATATTTGAATTTGCTTCTACACCAAGAGAAGATATTATAACAAAGGAATATGATTTTCATGGGCGAAAAGAAAAAACATTATTAATTGATGAATATTTCTTTTTATCAAAAAAACAAAAAGAATATATAATTCAGAACATGTTTTTATTTGATAACGTAATTGCTTTTACAAGTCCTGATAAATTTTACCCTAAAGATCTCGTAGCTATATTAAGAGAAAGTAAACATTTCACAACTGATTATATTTTGAATGATTATTTTTCATCATATCCGAACCTATATGAATATAAGAATCAAATAATTCAATATATAATAGATATAGATGTTAATATTATTACTAACCCTGATTTTGAAATAGTTAATACCATTATATCAAAACAACCAAATAAAACACTTAGTAATAAATATCAAAATCTTGACTTAAAAGCATTGGGTCAATATTTAGAAAATGATGAAATATTTTGGGCAAAGTATTTCAAAAAAAATAAGTCAAATAAATTTAAAATAAATAAAATGTTATGGTTATAAAAAAAATAGATACAATAAAAAAAGAAATCACCATAGATGAAACAACAAATATTGGTGATCTAGTTTATGAATTAAAAAATTTGTTTAAAAATGATTGGAGGGAATGGAGTATTAATGTGGAAACCGTTGTTAATTATTATCCCACATGCTATCCGAATCCACCTTATGATCCATTTTTGGACAACCAGCCATATTATCATGGTGATTTTTTCTATACTACTTCTAATAATATGGGTGATTATGATTTTGTAAAGAAAAAAGGTAAAGATTAACTCTTTACCTTTTTTTTGTTATTTAATATCATTTAAAACCTTTTTAGATCTTTGTTCACAAATTCTTTTAGAATTTATCTGCAAAGAATCAAAAGTTTCTAATTGTAATGCTTCTGGAATATTATGTATATATTTATTTCTATAATCTTTCCTTTTTTGGAATGTTTGTGGTGTGTGTTCTTGTGCAGGATTATCTTTATTTGTAAATGCAAATCCTTGAGCACCCAATCTTGACATAAATGTTGCATTAACTTTATCTTTAAAAGTTCCAACACTAGACTTGTCTTTATAACCGGGAAAATCGCTTAAATTTGTTCCAACCAAATAAGCTTCATCATCGTCTTTATATTTCATCATAAAACTATCTTGATTATAATATTCACTCAATTTAAACAAATTTTCATAAAAATCTGGATCGTTGTTTAAATTAACAACAATAAAAGATTCTTCCGGCTCTTCTTTATTTGGATTATTTTTAAGATCTTCAATGTAAGATCCTTGTACTCTTGTAACACCATAACCCAACTTTAATAAAGCTGATTTTAATTCCCGATTTCTTCTAATATTTTCTTGTCTGGAATATGATTCACCAACTTCTTTATCCATCAAAGTATTTTCTGTGGGATATTTCATTTCATTTCTACTTGCAGAAATAGCAGCAATATCATTAGAATCAATCCAATGTTCAATTCTTTTCAAAGAACTTTCATTTATTAAAGTTCTTTGAAACTCTTCTTTAATTATTTTCTTTATATTCATATATATTTCTTTTATAAAACTTAAATATAAATAGTATTAATACAAAGATACAATATTATTAATCACATTCAAAATTTTAAACATTAAAAAATATTAAATTACAATAATTTATCAGCAATAGTATGTGACATTGCACCAATTTCTAAACCTATTAGAAGTAATATAAATTCAGTATTATAATTATTGATAATATTGATAATATCAGGAGTAAAAAATAACATTGGAATTATTGAAATATATAATACTCTTATTAATGTACCAAGAATGAAACCGTGTGTCCAAATACTTCTATGTGTAAATATTAATTGATATGGAATCCAAATCATTTTAAAAACCCACCATCTATTGTATGGGCTACTATTTGTATCTAAATCACCATTAAACATTAATGCTGAGAATATAAAACTCAATATTAATACGTATGAGTTTAAATTCACACCATTAAAAATTAAAACCAATGGTATGAATAATATACTCAATATGTATGTTATTAGATCATGTGTTCTTCCATTTGGCATTATTGATTATTCTTTAAGTTTTTTAAATTCTTAAATATTTCCGAAAATTCATCACCAAGTAAAGAAACAATGAAAATTTTATCATTATTTAATGCAGTTATAATTCTTTCCAACCAAAAAGGTGTATTATAACTATCTGGATCAATTTTTTCAATAATATTCAACTGTTCTTCTGGAGATAAATTTTTAAATTCTTCAAATGTAACCATAGTTTATAAATTTAGTTTATATTTTTCAATTATTTCTTTTTTATTTAAAATTTCTACTTTACCATCATTAATTCCCCAACCATCTTCATGAATAACAAAATAATTATTGGAATCAACTTCACCTGTTTTTATTATATGGATAATTATTGGTTCATCATCCAATTGATATGTACCCTTATAGGCATTAGAGTTTATTTTTATCCAATCTGTATTCATTATATAAATTGTTTTTCATTATACTTTACAAGTAATAAGACAACTTTAACTTGTTTTTGGTTGTTTAATAAATATTCGACTTCATTATATGTGTGAATTATATAACCATCTTCAATAACCTTTATTAAATCTGAATTAATATTAGCCTTGAAATCATTATAACTTTTATAAAAAATTTCACTTCTTAAATATTTTATTGGTTTTTCCATATTATGAATAAATTATTTTTCCAATATTTTTTCATTTACAAAAAATATATTCGTTAAGCAATATATATCTATCAATGGGTGAATATTCATATCTTTTATATTACCAATAAATAATTTAAAAAGTAAAAATATTATTTATTATTTTATTTAATTTGACAACATTTTTAGTATCAACAATTTTATCATCAACCATATAAAGTTTTTTATTTATTTCTATCATAATTGTCTCGAATTTACCTTCAACATCTAATGGATAAAAAGATCCAGAATATGGTTTATTTATTTCAACATTTAAACCATGTCTTTCAAAACCTAATTTAATAAAATCAATTAAATATTGTGGTGTATATTTTTCATCAACACCCAAACATATATCAGGTCTATTTACATCTTTTTCAAAATATAATTTATGTTGATTGAAAGAATGACAATCTATTATTCTGGCAATACCATTATCATTTATTTTATTCTGTATTAATTTGCTCAAATTATTATGATATTTTAAATAATAATTCTTAATTATTGTTTGTTCAAATTTTTCATCATACTTTCTAAAAGATTTACCATCATATGTTTTAGTATAATATACACCTCTACCATATTTAGTCATTTCTTCTTGTTCTGCATCTAAAAAGCGTTCCACATCACAAAAACTTCGACTAAAATCACAAATATATCTATCGATTCCATCAACATTGAATATTTTATCTACATCAATATCTGTAGAATATAATAATTCAATATCTATTAATTCTTTATTTATATAATTTTCATCAGGAATCATATAAGATGAGTGAGGTATATGAAAAATAAAACTATTTTTTATTTCCTCACTAAACAAACTAACATTATTAAGCATATTTTTATTATTTACAAGATTTATGAATTCTATAAACTACATCACTTCTACCATATTTTTTTTCAAATTTACCGTCTTTATCATATTGTGGATCAAAATCATCTCTTTTATATTCAATAAAACCATTTCTTTCATAGAAATTTGATAAAAATCCATCGTAATGATCTAAATAACAACCGCCATTTTCAATCGCTGATTGAATTAATTCATCACCAACACCTTTAATATCTTTTTCGTTGTTATGAACAGCAACAATTTCATTATAATCATTACTTTTATCATCCCTTTTCTTTAAAGCATAACCAATATTATATCCGGGCACTTTAAATAATTTCATTCGTGACAATTCGTTTACATTATAAAATGTTAACATTTCTTCATGTTTACTATCTTTCATTGAATTAAAGAAATCTTCTGGATCAGATTCAAAATTGTTGTTTTTTATATCTGATAATACTTTTTCTCTTTCTTCGGTATTATCGGATTCATTCAAATCTGAATCATCTCCAACTAAATTCAGTTGATTTATATGCTCATACATCCTTCTTTTAGCTTCATATAATTTAGATGTTTTTGTGTTGTTTAACCTATCAAAACTTTCAAATAATTTATTCATAGTTACTTATTTTTTATATAAATAGTTATTAAATTAATACTATTTAATATTTTTTAAAACACAATTAATTTCTTTTCAACAAATATATATCTTATTTTTTATATTTCCAAACTATTTATATAAAAATATTTAAAATATTATGGCTAAAAAAGAATCTCAAAGATATTTAAGAGAATTAAAAAAGGTAAACCCTGATTTAGTTACGGTTAAAAGACCAAATGAGATCATTGAAAGAAATGATGGTGAAGGGAATTTAAAATTAAGTTTTAAAGCACCTGAATATTATGAAAGAGATTTATATATTACTGGTAAAGCTCTCCTATCTAAATCACAAGTAACCAAACAAACTACTTCGATAGATTCTGTTAGTGGTATGACTTTAGATTTATCTGAATCAGAAACAATCTTATTAACTCTATCAGGTGATACTGTTATAGAAGATATTGTTAATTATAAAAATGGTAGCATATATAATATCTTTATTAAACAAGATGAAATTGGTGGACATTTATTGTCTTTTAATGATTCATTAACAAATCTTCAAATAGATGATGATGTTGTTATTTCTGGAGAATCAAATTCTTATTCAGAATTAAAAATAATCTGTGAAGATGATACTTTTTATGTTGAGTATTTTGATGGGTATAATGATAAGACGAATAACCCATTTATAATGACCATAGATACATCATTAGGAACTACTGGTAACAATGTTCAATTACCATTACCAGAAACTTCTTCAGATGATCAATTATTAACTTATGATTTTATTGTTGATTGGGGTGATGGTAGTTTTGATAAAATTACTTCTTATAATCAAGCAGAAACATATCACGAATATACTAATAGTGGACAAACGGAATATCAAGTTTCAATTAAAGGAATTTGTGAAGGTATTAGTTTTTCAAAAATTAGTACTGAACGACCAAAATTAAAATCTATTGACAAATGGGGATTCACTAATTTTATCACATTAAACGGTGGATTTGTTTTTTGTTCAAATTTAACATCAGTAAATGATAATAATGGTTTCTGGTGTTCAAATGTTATTGATATGTATGGTTTGTTTTATGGGTGTTCATCATTATCAATTTTAGATGTTACTAATTGGGATGTTACTAATGCTGCCAATAAATCTTATATGTTTAATCAATGCACTTCTTTAAGTGAATTAGATTTTAGTAATTGGAATATGAGTAATACAACTACTATTAAAGGTATGTTTGATGGTTATATATATGATATGGGTATTATTCCAATTGGAATTGAAAATTGGGATACTTCTAACATAAATAATATGTACGCTTTTTTAAATTATAATAAAGGAATTACAAGTTTAGATTTAACCAATTGGGATGTTTCTAATGTGACTGATTTTGGATATATGTTTGAGCAATGTTCAAACTTAACAGAATTAAATATTAACACTTGGGATACTTCTAATGGTATGAATTTTCACCATATGTTTAAACATTGTGATTCATTAACATATTTAGATATTTCAAATTTTAACATTTCTAACGCCACTGATATATCTTACATGTTTTCAACATGCACGAATATTACAAATTTAGATGTTTCTAAATGGGATGTTTCTAATGTGACTCTTACAGATGCTACTTTTTGGAATTGTGCGTCTCTAACAAGTATAGATGTTTCTAATTGGAACGTTGGTAAATTAATTGGTATGGATACTATGTTTGGTGGTTGTTCTTTATTAACAAGTATAGATGTTTCTAATTGGAATGTTTCTAATGTAATAGATATGTATGGGGTGTTTAGTGATTGTACATCATTAACGAATATAGATGTCTCTAATTGGGATATTTCTAATGTGAATAATTTGATCAATATGTTTAATAATACACCATTAGACACCCCATCATACGATGCATTATTAATTGGTTGGAGTTCATTGAGTCCTGATTTAAATAATAGTTTAACACTTGGAGCAAACTTAGCACGATATACACCGGGAGGTGCTGCAGAAGCAGGTAGAACCTTATTAACCGATGCAGTTATTGATGGTGGACATGCATGGAGTATAAACGATGCTGGCCCTACATCAGTATAATTAAATAATATAAAATTAAATAATATAAAATTAAATATAATAAATTATGAGTAAAGAAATAAAAGGAACAAAAAAAGTAACGTATTACATTGCGTACAATTTAGATGAAAAAATATTTCATTTCGGTGAAATAAAGAAAGGTGGAGTTTTAACCACAGGACAACCAGAATTAGAAGAATTTTCAACCAAAACAGAATTTAAAAAGAGGTTGGATGAATTAACTGGTGAGAAAGATTATTACTATAATAAAACAAAAAAACAAGAACCAAGATTAAATAAATCTAAATTAGAAAAATAAAAATAAATTTAAAACGATTAAAAGATGGTAAGATATTAAAAATATATTTTACCATCTTTTTTTATTTAATAAACTATTTATATAAAAATATTCTACATAATGAATAAAGAAAGCAGAAGATATAATAATGACATTAAAAGAATGGGTAAAGATTTAGCAACTAGACCCGTTGAAATGTATAAAAAAGGATATGATGATAAAACATCAATAATCTTAAAATCAAGTGAAATTGAATATAATGAATTATCTCTAACAAAAAATGGATTTCAATTAGAAAAACCATTGGTTAATGATGTATATGATATTGAATATACAACACCATTAGTATTAGATCTTTCAAAATCAAATATTCAATCTCTTACTCTTACTGATGATATATACATTACAGATATAATTAATTTCGAAAATAATATCGATTATTATATAATAGTAAAACAAGTTTCAACTGGTGGTCGTAGAATTGCATGGGATGAAAATATTAATATTCTTTTTAAAGAATCACAACCAAACACATTATCTGAATCTAAATCAATTTTAAAAATTATACCAATTAATGGTATTTTATATGCTAATTTTAAATAAATAAAATATAAATATCTAATATAATGATAGGAGATACAAGTAAATACACACAAAGACAAATAAGAAGATTAGGTAAAGTAAAAGATAGACCTATTGAATTTTACCCACATGAAGATTATGAGTCTAAACAATTATCTGTTATTGCAAAAGCAGATAATTATAATGATAGGAAAATAAATATAAATGAATTTAATTATGTTGATAATAAACCATTTGGTTATTATACAACAATTGTTGAATATAATAATATATTATCATTTGATATGAGTGAATCAGCTTCTAATGAAATATTATTAAAAGGTGATTTATTCATTGATAATATTATTAACATATCAAATGGTTCAGAATATATATTTACATTTAAACAAGATGAAGTAGGTGGTCATTCAGTTATTGTTAATAGTGGTAATATTAATTTATTTATTGCAAATAATCAATCATTAGAAGATATAAATAAAGAACCTAATTCAACAACTGTATTGAAAATTAGTTGTATTGATGACAAACTATTTGGTAAATTATCAACTTATCAAGAAGAACCTTCATCTGGTTATACAAAAGTTGATAATAATAGTTTCTCTTTTGATGTTGAAATAGCTAGTGCTGGAGATACATTTACATTACCAATTAACACCGTTGATGATGCTGATCAATATATACAATCATTTACCGCTGATTGGGGTGATGATTCAACAACTGAAATAACAAGTTATGATGATAGTGGTGCAACCCATACTTATGCAGCACCGGGTACATATACAATCACAATGACTGGTAAATCTGAGTTATTTGCTGTTCAAGATGTTGGGGATAAAGCTAAGATTGTAAAACTTAATACATTTTTTGGTGATATTGGATTTAAAAAACTTAATTTTTCTGGTTGCTCAAATTTAACTGGAAATATACCAACAAGTTTTAAGAATCTTAGAAATCTTGTGGATTGTGGTAGATTGTTTAGAGAATGTAGAAAAATTAGTGGGAATATACCAGAAGACATGTTTTGGAATTCTCCAAATATTACTACCTTTATTGATTCTTTTTTTAATAGTGGTTTAATAGGTGAAATACCAGAAAAATTATTTTGGTATAATCCTGAAGTTGTTAATTTTGGTTTTACCTTCTCAGGTTATCAAAACTATATGAATTTTATTGGGGGTATACCCGAAAAATTATTTTGGTATAATCCTGAAGTTGTTAATTTTAATGGTTGTTTTCAAGCATGTGATAAACTAACAGGAGAAATACCAGAGAAATTATTTTGGAATAATCCTAAAGTTACTGATTCTTCTTTTTTATTTAGTAGATGTTCATCATTAATAGGATCAATACCAGAGAAATTATTTTGGAATAATCCTAAAGTTACTGATTTTAGTTCTGCATTTCAAATATGTAGAAATCTAACCGGTTCAATACCAGAGAAATTATTTTGGAATAATCCAGATGTTACTGATTTTTCTTATGTTTTTATGAATTGTAATAATATTGAGGGAATTCCAGAGAATTTATTCATCAATAATTTTAAAGCTGAGAATTTTAGACAAAGTTTCACGTATTGTTATAATGTAACTCAATTACCATCAAATTTATTTATTAATAATAAAAATATTAATAATTTATATTATACTTTTTATGATAATAATCAATTAACCGGAGATGGATGGAGAGACATCATAGAATACACAACACAATATGCTGAAGAAAATAATATAACATTACAAACAGATAATTGTTTTAGAGATTGTACATCCTTAACAGATTATAATGAAATCCCAATTGAATGGAGATAATATTAAATAATTATATATAAAAAAAACAAATAAAAATGATAAACGAATCGATAAAAAATCTTATAAAAAAGATAATTAAAGAAGAGATAGAAAAAAGTAATTATGTTGATGATCAAGAAGCAAACGATTACTTAAATAAAGTAAGAGATAGTGCAGATAAAGAAACTTTTCAAAAAGTATTAAATGTTTATAAACGAAAAGGATTGGATGCTGCAAAAGAAATTTACAACATTGATGATGAAAGTAATATTGAAAGTAGAAGTACTGAGGAATTAATGAATAAATTTGTTGATTATTTAGATGATATGTTCCTAGATATGTATGAATTTACAAAGAGTAGACATAATAAGCCAGCACAAACTGTTTTATCTCATCTCTTAGGGTATTATGTTCATAGATATGGTGATGAAATATCTAAAAATGAAGCAAACAAAATATCTTATATCTTGGATTCAAAACATGGTTTTAAAGATATTGCAAAAAGAATATCAACAAAATTTAAAAAAGTTTTGTATTAATAAGAAAAAAGGTGGTAAATATTTACCACCTTTTTTTATACTACAAAGTATTTTTATTTAATTCACTTATTTTATTATTGTTTATTTGTCCCAATTCATAAGCAATCTCTAAGGCTTCTTTCTTATTATAAAACGATCCATCTGTTGATATATAACCCTTTTCTTTGGAAATATTTATATATTTGAGATAAATATATAATTTATACCACCAACTCTTTTTTATAACTACAAAACCATGATTAACATTATCTGGTTGATTATTATATTTTTTAAATATTTTTATGTATATAGCAGGATACAATATTAATGATTTGTTAATCTTATTTTTATCAACATCAATACCATCTTTTGTTGTATAAGCAGAATAAATCATTGTAGTTAAATTAACACCTAAAGATCGTAAACGTTTTACTGTTTCATTATCAGCATTGTTATGTTTTTTCAAAATATTAATAATTTCTTTATTAGTAAAACTATTTTTTATAATATCTTTTTTTGTAATAAAATCTTTTAAATATATTTTATCGACCCTTTTATTTAAATCTTTAACATTTTTTATGAAATCTTTAAAATTATAATGATTAATAAGATTATTTTTAAAAACTTCAGTAAGATTAAATTTAAAAATTTTAAACCCAAACAATTTAACGAATAAATCTATTTTATTATTATGTTGTGACTTAATTTTTTGATTTGGGATAAAATGAAATGTTTTAACAAGTTTACCTCTTTCTTTAATATTTTCAATTTTAAATACGGAAACACCAAATTTCTTTTTCATGTATTTATTACCTTCTGGTGTCAATATTAATATTTTTTGTATAAAATGTATTTTAATAAAAATATCGAAAATAATACTTTGAATTAAATTATTAAAATATATATTTAATTCAAAACTTCTCTCATTGTTTTTTATATTTGCTTTCATAATTTATTATTTATTAAATCTATTATAAGAATTCTGAGTAATTAAATTATACGAAGCTTTACCAATAAATTGATTTAGATTTTTACTATTTGTATAACTCATTGCAGACTTCAAGTAATCAATAAGATTCTCAGTCCACTTTTTTAGGGTATATTCGACCTTTCTATGGCGTATTACACCTTCAGAGGTATTCAGCTTCGATTTATCTTTACCCATAGCTAATTGGGCTTCTTTTGTACTCATTCCTCTAAAATATTTCTTTATTGGAAATCCTTTAGAAAATAAGTAATTTGCAAATCTTTGAGGTATTTTAACACCCCATAAATAATTATCTCCAGCACTTTCTATGGATTTATTTAATAGCGATCCAAGCATTACATAATCACTACCAAGACCAATTGCTTTTATAATATCAGCATATTCTTTCATTCCACCATCAGCAATAATTAGTGGTGCTTTAATATCTTTATTTTCTTTCTCGAATTTAACTTTTTCTTTGTGAATTTCTGATATTAAGGATGCCATAGGATAACCAATGCTGCTAGATTTGGTTGTAAGGCAATTATGTACAACTTTATTCTCATAACCAACACAATATGAATGATTATTCTTAACAGTTAAATCATTAACAATAAGATTTTTTTCACCACCATATTTTTCTTTTTTTACTTCTAATAATTTCATATTTTTATTTTTTTATAAATATTTTTAGTTGTTAAACATTATCTTCCATTGAAACAATTAAATGTTTTTTATCATCCAAATGTTTGGCTGTCACCCAATATCCATATTCCAAATAATTATTACTGTTTATTTTATTTCTATCTATTAAATCAACAACAAAAATTTCATGATCTTCCGTACAAATATCACCATTTATATTATATAACTCATCATTATTAATATAAGATATTTTATTTGTTACTATTTGATATGTACCATCATGTGTTAATACTTCATCGTTTATTTCAATATCTTTAATATATTTATAACCATTAATACACTTAATCAAAGTATTATCAACCCAACAACCACCCCCATTGCCAATCCCAACTCTCAGTAAATCAATACATTGAGTTTCTGCTAAACATTTATATGTTTTAGGGTTAGCGATGTTACCAATCATCAATACCTTATATGGATATTTCTCTTTAAATTTAATTGAATATTCTTTAATAATATCCATGTGTCCATTAGCAATATCAACTAAGATATTTTTTGGAAGAAAGAAACTCTCTTTTGATTCACAAATATTTTTAAATTCATCAAGCCCATAAGAAAAAAAATGTTCTTTAATTGTTTTTAATAATAACTCATCTCCATCATCAAAATTATTAATAAAATCATTAAATTTAATTGTTCTTGGAAAGACAACTGTATATCCTAGATTAATAAATTTTTCAAAATTATCAATATTAACAACAGTATCCATTGGTGCTGTCATTAACGGCAATTTATTATTATAAAAACAATCAACATCTTTTCTTGATGAAATAGATGTTTGCATAGATGGTTCTATTAACACATCATCAAAATCAAACTTAATATTTTTTGCCATTCTATTGTATTTAGTTTTAAACAATTAATATTCAAAACCAATCTCAAAACAAACAGAATTATTATTAAACTCTAAACTGCTAAATCCAACTCCGAAATCATTATCATCAGTATATGATTTTATTAAATCGTAATCAATATCATATATCTCAATTAATTGTTCATCATTATATATATTTGGATTAACTAATCCATCGTAAAACCATTGAATAGTGTCTGTTTCAGGAATAAAAAATAACTCCCCAAAGAGATCGTTTTGAATATTTTTTAATTCATTAAATATATCTTTAATACCCATATTTATTATACTTTCTAATAAATATAGTACTTATTTTTTTATTCTGTAATTTCTTTAAATTTATTAATAAATTCACCAATAATTTCATCTAAATCTCCATTTAAAACTTTATATGGTAGTAAATGTTTTTTAGATTTGATAGAATAATAATTTAATTCGTAATCATAATAACCATCATTATCAGTTACAACTATACTAATCTTATATTCATCGTCATCAATATTAAGAAATTCTGGTATTTTATTAAATTTTTGAATTTTTTCATCAGAACATTTTTCATTATTCAATAATTGAATAAAATCTTCTTTGCTTAAAAATTTTGGTAATACTCTCATAATTATTTATTTTTTTTATGTTTAATATATGCACTCATCATAATGGAATAATTAGCTAAATCTAGCAAAGTGTCTTCTATTTTTTCATCTTCAACTTCAAAAACACCTTGTTCAATAAAACTATTAATTCTATTATATTTATCAAGCATTCTCACTAAAAACCCTTTTTCTGTTGATGTTACGTTTAATCTTTCAGTTGACTCATAATTAAAAAAAGGATTATCATTGTTACCAGAATAATCTTTATTTTTTTTACGTGTTAAATCAACCAAATAATCACAACAGTTTTTGTGATAATCTAAAAATTCATCTTTATTCATTATAATCTGCTTTAATATTGTTATAATTTTCTTTAATTTTATTCACAATATCTTTGAACTTTGCATGAGTGGCAAATTCATGATTTACTTTAACATCACCTAAATTCAGTTCATCAATAATCTTTTTTGATGTTGTATCCAAAATATATTTTTCATATTGTTGTAACAACCCATCATTAGAATTATTATCAATTTTATTCTTCAAATTATTGAATAATAATGATTCAAAGTTTCTTTTTTCAAGATAACTGATGTTTAATGCTTCACTTACATATTCACACATTCGTTTTATAAACTCCTGTTCAATGTTGTTATTAGACATTTCACAAGGTATATCGTTTATATCTTCTCCATAAATTTTTCTCATAATTTTCAACTTTTAATTAATATTTATATTTAAGAAATTCAATAGGTATATTATATTTTAAGGCTTCTGCTTTTTCATCTTGACAACCTTTACTATCATCAATTAAGTTTAAACCATCATCACCAATAACAATAAATATCACTTTACTACATAATCTTAATATTGGTAAATCTTTACTCATCCAAAATTCGTGATCAGATCTTAATTCCGGTGTTAAATAATCTGCTATGGGGTGTGAATGGCTTACCGGACTAAGTACCACATAACCTTGTTTCATTAATTCAGCACCCACCTTATTTGCTACATGGAATGATTCTTCTGGGTTAAACGAATACGGTATCGCTAAATATATTATTTCTTTATTCATACTTTTTTTATTTTATTTTTTATGTTTTCTAAAACTTTATGTTCGGATAAATAAAACAAATTTGTTGTTCCTTTCATTTTTTTTAATCCAGATGATTTAGCTAAATCAAACAATTTATAATTTTGTAATTCTAAATCATCATATTTATTTACTAAATCATCCAATTTAAAATATTCATTTGCACTGACTTGTTTTACATTTATTTTATTAAATTCTGTTTTAATTACAATTTGTTTAAATGCACGATAAAAGAAGAATAGATTTTTTAATTCTTGTAATGGTTTTACAAGAAAGATTATTAATACTCTATCACTATATAATGTTCTATAAATATGTTCCACTAATTCAGGTAATATTTTCTTACCTCTATATTCATCCTTTAGAATTGGATTTGTCACATATAGTATTCTATCATATTTTTCATAAACCTGATCTTTATTAGAATTTAATAACTCATAAAATTCTTTATAAACCTCTAAATCACCTTCAAATTTATTTAATATTTCATATTCAAGTAAACCGCTTAAACGAATGTTTAATTCCAATATATTAAATTGTCCCAATATTTCTAACGGTTTCTTTTCTTTATCCCAATTTATAACAATATTTGATTCATAATTAGTAATAAATTTATCAATACCTTGAATTTCCGGTTCAATTTTATTTTTTGAAAATTCTGTATTAATAAAGATCAACCTATCTAAAAATTCTTTTTCCTCACTACTTATACTCATTAATAAACCTTTTCAATATACAATACAATCATAAAATATATAAAAGAAATATATTCCATAAATAATGTTTTATTTTTCACTTTAAATAAATACAATAAAATTGCAACAGACATTATTAAAATACTATTATAAACATAATCATATTCAAAAATCATAGAAGCAAAACCTAATAATGTTCCAATTATAGCTGTTGTTGAATGAACCTCATCTTCTAAACTATGTTCATCTTTTTCAAAATCTGGTGATGCTCCTACAAAACACAGTATTGCACCAGATAAAAACATTAAAGGTGTGCTACTAATAATCATTAATGGTATACAAGTAAACCATATAAATAATGCGAACAAGATTTTGTTGTTATGTTTATAATAACTATCAGATATGCTTGGTAAAAACCCATATTTTATTGAAATGATTATATTGTATATCCCAAAAACAAATACAGATAAAAAAAATAATATGTTATTTCCCATTATTATATAAATATTTTAACTTTAAATAAATTTTCTAATTCTTTAAACGGTGCTTCATATTCTGTCGTATCAGTTTCAACATTATCTTTAACATTGTAAACTTCTAATTCAATAACATCCATATGATAATCAGTAATCGATTTCATTATTTCAGCTTTACTTCTTTTACTTATTGAAGTTATAACAGTATATATAGCCCTGAGATAACCCGGCCTTAAATCTGGATGGGATACGATTCTTAATGAACCGTAACTTTTATCATTATTTTTAGATTTTAGTATCCATCGTGCATCAACATCATTTTCTGTTAAAAAATCATCGTATCTCTCCCAATATAAATCTTCTGTATTCATAAATTAAATTATATTAATGTTACAATATATTTTTTTATATCTTCAAAACCTTTGAAGTACTGGTAATATTTTTTATAAATATCTCCTTTATTATCAACCACAAATTTGGTTGTTTTTTTTGATAAAAACAATAAGATTTTTTCTTTTTCGAAAGAAAAAAAATCCATAATATCTAAATTGATACCAAAAATATTTTCATCTTTTAATAGATAAACCATTTCGTTATGATTATATATTTTATCTATTGTATTTGGAATTAATTTAAATAAATCATCAATAGTATTGATTGAATTAAAAATAGGATCAATAAAATTATAATTATAATAATGTTTGAAGTATCTAAATGGAACTAATTTAGAGAATAATTGTAATCCGTTAACGTGGTCATGTTTATTTTCATCAAATTCAAATTCCCAATATAATAAATCTTCTTTAATAGTTTTATTTAATATTGAAGATTCAATATTTTGTTCTTTAACATTATTCCAACCAACAATTAAAGTTGGTAAATCATAATTTATCTGATCAAAATTATTTGAATAATTTATATAATCAAATTTTTTATGGTTCACCAACTCATTTGTATGTATAATATTACCAATCTTTTTCAAAAATACTATTTTAAAATTTTACAATATTTTTTTTCTACTTTAACATTATAGCTACCACCCATAAACACCCATAAACCAATATAATAATTATCTTTCACCTCTTCTAAATAGAAACGACTACCTTCTGGCATATCATCTGTATCCTCAATAACCTCTACTAAAATATCACTATTATTCATATTTTACTTGTTTTTGATTAAAAATATTGTATCGTTTTTAAACGAACTCAATTCATAAGATATATATTCAATATTCTTAATTTCTGATTTTGTTGAAATTTTTCCATCAAAATCAGAATAAAGGATACCATCCTCTGTTTCAACTTTAACTCCAGTTAATAACTCTTTTGATTCAATATCGATGATTACATATTCTTTTTCATTACTGGAAAAAATTAAAAAGAATAAAAAGATTAAAATAAATTTCATAACATTCAGCTTTATCTATAAAGAGAATGTTATGAAATTAAAGATGTTATCTAAACATTAACAAATATTTAAATAATCTCACCATATTTTTCAAAATTAAAATCTTTAATTAATTTTGAAAAATTATCATACATTTTATCAATTACTTTGACACCTACTGATCTCTCTCTTTCTGAATCTCTTTTTAACAATTCTTCTTTATCAACATCGAATATTTTAAATTTAATATTTAAAGATTCAACACCACTCAAGTTAACCAATGAATCCATCATTTTAACCAACCTCTTTTTATCTAAATTGGTTTCATCAATAATAACATCAAAATCAGAAAATAATAGTCTCTGAATGTCTGATTCAACGTTTATAGTGATAATATTTTCCAACTTATTTCTTATATCATCATTAAACCAACCAACATCCTTAAACATATATCTATAATCATCACGACAAACTCTAACAAAATTATTATTTTTCTTTACAAATTCTTTACTCCAAGTTGATTTACCTGATGCAGGTACTCCAACACAAAAAATAACTTTTCTTTCCATATTATCTATTTTTTAAAATTTCTAAAATTTCATTATAATTAAATGGTTTATACACTCCAAATAATCTAAAAGCATTATCAATACCAACATCAAGTCTATTTTTTTTAACATATTTCTCACCATGAATATCACCATGAAGCATTATACTACCTTTACCCATTTCATTCCAACTTTCAATTGGATAATGCATCATACAAATTTTCTGTTTACCAATCATTATTTCTAAATAATTCTGAACAGAAGTAAACACATCTTGTGCATTAGCTTTTGCAATAGTATTATCATAATAATCAACGCAAGATCCACTATCAAGACTCCTATGACAATTAGGTAATTCTTTATTATTAATTATATGATGATCATGATTACCATTTATTTGGTAGATTGTTTTAACATTTAATTGTTTTCTAAAATTCCATATATTTTGAATTCCACCAAAACTCCAATCTCCAAGGTTAAATAATATATCATCTTCTTTAACATAACTATTTATTTGTTCAACAATATGTTTGGACATCTCTGATGTTTTATCAAAGAATCTACAGTTGATGTCTTTATTATCCCAAACAGATTCACCATAGGTAATATTTTTATGCCAATAATGTGGATCTGACATAAACCATATTTTTTCTCCTATTTCTTTTTTAAATTTCATTTATTTATTATTTAGTTTATGCAAACTTACAATAAAAAACCCGAATAAGCAAATGTTATTCGGGTTTTTTATTGTAATTATTAAAATTAAGAGCATTTACTCCAGCCACAATTTTGGCAAATTAAACAGCCTTCTTGAAAAGCAAAATCATCAGCACCACAATTAAGACATTGACCTTTGGTTTTTTCTCCGTCTTTAATATACTTTTTAATTGCTCGAACAACACCATTTTTCCAAGTATTTATATTCTCTTCTCTAAAACTTAAAGATTCAATGAGTTTGTAGGCACTAACAGTAGGCATACCATGTCTTAGTATTCCTGATATTAATTTAGCATAATTCCAAAATTCAGGGTTAAATTTAAAATTAAGACCTTCATAGACATGTTTTTCACCACTACCATCAACATACTCCATATCATATCTTTTAAATTTACCACCATTTTCGTTTGAAATTATTTTCTGAACAATCTCACAATCTTTTACAGATACAGGAAGATTTTTCAATCCATTTTCCAATTTACCAGTAAACAATTCATATGGTTTTCCTTCATATATACCAATAACAGCAATCCATTTTTCATAGTTATTATTAAATCTATGAATTTCACCTTTTAATCTTTTTGGTCTTTTTGGTGCATCATTAACGATAACTGTTTGTTTTTCTTCCTTTTTATCATTACTAATAAGAACACCACTACGACTACCATCACGATAAACAGTTATACCTTTACAACCACTTCTCCAACCTGTTTCATAAACTTTGGAAACTGTTTCTTCAGTTACATCACTAGGTAAATTAACAGTTACAGATATTGAATGATCTATATGTTGTTGAATTCTACCTTGCATTTCCACTTTTTTGACCCAATCAACATCATTCGAAGTCGCTTTGTAATATGGTGATTTTTGAACGACCATATCTAATTCTTCTTGAGTATATTTTTCAACCTCATCAACATTATAACCGTTTACTTCTAACCAAGTTTTAAATTTATGATGAAATACTGTATATTCAACCCATCCTTGACCTTCATCATCAACAAAATCAACTTTAACATTTTTTTCTTGGGTGTTGATTTTTCTACGTCTTTTATATACTGGTAAAAAAACTGGTTCAATACCAGATGTTGTTTGAGACATTATTGATGTGGTTCCAACAGGTGCAATTGTTAATAATGCTATGTTTCTACGACCATACTTAACCATATCCTCATAAAGTTGAGGATCAACATCTTTAATACGTTGAATAAATGGGTTACCAATTTCACGTTCAGAATCATAAATAGGGAATGCTCCACGTTCTTTTGCTAATTCAACTGATGAACGATAAGCTTCAATTTTTAATTTTTCGTGTACACTCTCACTAAAATCAGTGGCCTTATCTGTTCCATAGATGAATCCTAGTGATGCTAACATATCGCCCTCAGCAGTTATACCCAAACCAGTTCTACGTCCTAAAATAGCCTTTTCTTTAATTTTTTCCCATAAATTTCTTTCATACATCTTAATAAATTCATCTTCTGGATCAGAATCAATCTTTTCAATGATTTTATCAATTTTTTCAATCTCTAAATCAATAATATTATCCATATATCTTTGGGCAGTTCTAACATCAGATGTAAATAAATCCCAATTGAAATAAGCATCTTTGGTAAATGGGTTTACAACATAACCATATAAGTTAACAACTAATAGCCTACAGCTATCATATGGACAAAGGGTGATTTCTCCACAATTCGCAGTTACTACACCATTAAAACAACCTCTACCTCTTTTAGGATCTGTAAAACAATAGACTTTATCAGCATTTTCGATTCTTTCAATTGATTTAACTGTGATAAATCGACTTGCATCTCTATTAGGATTAATATCATCAATCTTTACTCGATGTGTTCTTAATCCTAAATTATATAATTTTTTTACATTTGATGCATTGATGATTAATCTATAAGATTTATTTGTATTATATTCAATACCTTTAATTTCTTTTAAACCACCTTCTTTTTCATCGATAACACTACCATTAACACCAAGTGTATTTAACACATTTAGTTTAATTTTCAATAGAAAATCTCTATCAATAGAGGATATAGATATTGAACCTTCTGATGAATTTCTTGAACCATCAGAATCAATAATTCCAGCTAACCAATATAATGTTTTCTGCAATGTTGAATCATCGAATTTAGGTACATATTTTTTATATTCTTCATTATTTATTGATAATAATATTTGTGAAAAGTCTGCTCTAATTGTTGTTCTATCAACTTCTTCATTATTTGATGGATTATTAGTATAATTAAAATATTCTAACAATTCACGTTTTTCACCATATAGATGAATCATATGTTCTTTTTTTCTGTGTAATGTACCATCACCAGCATAGAAACCTAAAGTATACCAACTTTTTTCGTTAATAAAATTATTAGATCTTGCAAAATCCATATCGAAGTTATTAGAATCCAATTTAAAACTTTCACCAATTTGGTAATCTAAAACAGGAAAATCATATTTTTCAAGTTTATCACCAACATTTAAATCTTTGGCTTCTTTTTTCACAACATTACCATCACGACTATAACCTTCCCATGTATAAAATCCATGATAATCAGTGCATTTTAATTCAGAACCATCTGAGAATGCTATTTTCAACATGGGTTGATCTTCACCAGTAATCATTGGTTCTACTTCTGAGAATTCTTTACCATTCCAAACATTTACTTTGGAACCAACAAGACCACCTATTTCTTTATAACCTTTATCTGTTAAAATTGGAGTATCATAACTAACACACGGATTAGTCGATTTAGTTTCAAATCCTAGGTCAGCATAACAATCAGGAATACTTTCACTTAAAACTTTATCCCAAAACAATATTCCGGGTTCAGCAGATTTCCAAGCATTGTGAATAATTTTTTTCCATATTTTTTCAGCATCCACTTTTCTAATGAAACCTAATACATCATTATTATCATCCTTTATTTGTATATTTTCATTATATTTTAAATCTTGAATATTATAATTAAAAGACGATTTAATTGGAAATTTTTGAACGTAATCAGTTTTATTCATTACAGATTTCATAAAATCATCGTCAATTCTAACTGAAACATTTGCACCAGTTACTTTACCTTTAGTCAATTTAGCATCAATGAAATCTTCTGAATCAGGATGTTTAATTGAAATACTTTCCATTAAAGCACCCCTTCTACCATCTTGTGCTACTTCTTTGGTTGAATTTGAAAATCGTTCCATGAATGGAACAACACCAGTAGATGTAATAGCTGAATTTTTAACTGGTGATCCTTTAGGTCTAACAAAACTTAAATCCAAACCAACACCACCACGTCTTTTTTCTAATTGAACAGTTTCTTGATCTAATTTCATAATACCACCATAACTATCACTATCAGTTTCATTCCCAATTACAAAACAGTTTGATAATGAAACAACCTGAAAATCGTTGCCAATTCCAGACATTGGTGAACCTTGAGGTATAATCCTTTTAAAATTTTTCAATGTTGAATAAATATATTCAACTGATAAAGCATTTGGGTATTTTGCTTCAATTCTTGCGATTTCTCTTGCCAATCGCCAATGCATTTCATCTGGATTTAACTCATATAAATCATCTCCATTCTTTAGACAATATTTTCTAATCCACACATCGGTAGCCATTGTATCACCATTAAAATATTCTAATGTTGATTTTTCAACATCCTTTCTATCAATTTTAACCATATAATATATTTTTTTTATTTAATAATACCTCAAAAAAACAAGAGGGTGAAGATAAATATAATTCAAATAAATATTTTTTTTATAAAAAAAATAAAAAATTCATTACTTACTAATTGTTAATGGATAAAAAAACAACATATAAAAAATATGTTGTTTTTTTATTATAAAAATTTTTTATTCTATATTTATGTTTTGTTTAAAATATTTTTCACTTTATTTCTAATAGAATTAACATCAACAAGATTCTTACTTTTATCTATTATTTTATCAGCAATAATTTCAACTATTGTTTGATCATCATTTTCTTTATAAGATTCTAACAATTCTGGAAAAATTGTTGAATATGCTTTTGTTACTTTATTTATTAATTCATCCATAATATTTTATATTTCTAATATAATTTTATTATCGAAAACATTTTGAATTTTATAATTTATATTGTTTTCGTTTGTCGTTTTAAAAAAAATAAATTTTTTAAATTCCCATTTTTTTTCATTTGTATTTAATTGTTCATCCTTAAATTCCAAATAATTAAAAATAAATTTTAGTTTATTTGTCAATTCAGGGTTTTTACCATTTATTGAACAAGTTTCAAACCATTGCTCATCATGTTCTAAAATAAGTTTATAAAAAAACTTTTCAAAATCACAAGATTCAATAAATTTATCAAATTTATTGAATCTTTCCGTTGTAGCAAATATATCCATAATATTTATCTTTATATATAAATATCATTTTAATTGGTTTGGTACAAAGATATATTTATTTTTAAATATCTCAAAGATAAAAAATAAAATAGTATACTATTTATAGTTAAAAAAACACATCTGTTATGTCTGATAGAAAAATTCAATTATTAAAAGAGATTAAAAACAGTATCAATAAAAGAAAAGAATATCTCTTAAACCAGTTACCAATCATACATACTATTAACGATGGTATAGTTATTAGATTTTTTGATGATTGGAATGACTCTGAACATGAACGCATCAAATATATGGAAATAACAGATGAAACATTGTTTAATGCAAAAGCAAATATAAAAACTTATTACTTTTTTTTACCAAAAGGCAGTATATTTGATGTTAGAAAACACAAATATATTGAAACTATGGTCTGTTTAGAAGGTAAAATTCAACTACACTATAATGATAAAACAAAAATATTGAATTCATTTAGTAGATTTGATATACCTGAAGATATGAAACATTATGGAATAGCCATTGAAAATACATATATGTTGGTTACATCAAAGTTTTAATATTATTTTTTCCAAAACCCTTTAGGACATTTAGATTTTAAACTTCTTACTTTTGCTGGTATAAAACAACCACATTTTGAACATCTTTTATTTTTAGTGATATGTTCACAGTTCAAACAAGTAATCAATCTTTTTTTTGCGATTGATTCTACTTCTTCAGATTTAAACATATAATTTTTCCATCCAGATACTATTTCATCAAATTTTTCAATCATTTTTATTTCTTTTTAATGTATATAATTTATATAATGCTTTTATTAATCTTCTTTTAGTTTTATCATTTAATGTTTTATAACCAATAAAATTATCTCTAAAACCTTTTAATAATAACATAAAATCTTCTTCCCAATCCTGATCAGTAAAATTACTAACTGTTTCAGAATATTTAGCCCAAAATTCATGAGGAACATTTAAATATTGTATAAAATCTTCTTTTGTTTTTAAATTATTGTTTTTAAATTTTTTAAAAAAATCTTGTGTTTTTTTATGGTAAACAAATTTTCCATCTGTTCTATAATCATCGTATGCATGTTGTAATTCATGTACAAGACTAATTTTGTATACATCTATCAATATTTCTTCGGATATTTTAAAAATATCATCTTTATTATTAATTTTTAAAATATTATTTTTAAATTCTGTTAATGTTTCAGATAAATCTTTTGAACGTCCATTTAATTTAATCAATGATTCACTTTTAATATATTGTGCATCATTATAACCCATATCTTCTTTTGTAAATTTAATATTCAGATCAAAGTTATTGATGAACTGTTTTAATTTATTATAATTATTAAAGTTAACAATATTTTTCAAATATTCTTTTTTATAATTAAAATAAACATCAGATTTAACAGAATCAAATTCATCTTTATTTTTAAATAAAAAATAAATTACATTAGCAAATATCTTGGATTTATTTTTTAATATATCTTTAGCTAACTTTTCTATTTCAATTACATCGCTATAACCCTCACTTATATTATCTTTAAAATATCTCATAAATATACTATTACTTAATCATTATATATTATCCTACCACCATCATTGATAATTACATTATAAAATGAGTTGTTAAATATTTTCTTTGCATTATTTTTTATTTCATCATTCATTAAACTTCTATTATACAAACTAAGATTTTGCATTCTACCAATAAAAGACGAATCGAAATATTTTTCAATATATAAATTATTTTTACTAATATCCTTATTTAAAATATTGGTATTCTCAACAATGAAATTTTTAAATTTAAATATGGAATTTTCTACAAATCCAATATTTGATTCTATAACAATTAAAGGGTAAAAGTATAAATTTTCACACGTTTTATCAACCCTAAATTCAAATTTTAATTCAAACCATTCAGGATTTATTCTTTTTGTTGAAAATTTTTGCTCTGAAAGAATTGTTAAGTTATCAAAATTTCCATCCACATCCAAATAAATGCTACCCATATCCATAAGTTTATCATATATATTTGCATTTATATAAACACTCATATATTGTATATGACCACCCAATAATTCTATTTGTTTATTATATTTAATTATTATTTTTTCACCATTTAAAATTTCTAATCCAACAGATTCATCTGATGGTAAATATAAATAATTTACATTTCCATCTACATCAAAATTATCATTTATATAAGTTATATCATTATTATTATAAACATTTATTATGTTTTTATCATAATGAAATGAATGTTTTAAACCAAAACTACCACCACCCCATGATATATTATATGGAACACCAATTTGTTTTTCTTTGTGATTTTTTATCGGTTTTGTATAAAATTCATCAATATTTTTCAATGACCAAAATAATAATCCATTAATAAAAACGTTTAAATCACCCTTTCTCATAGGATAACATTTAAATTTATTACCATCATAATTATTAAATGTTTCGTATGGTTTAAATACTACATCTATTAATTTCCAACCATTTGTTAAAATATTATCAGATTCATATTCCATTAAATCACCATTAATATTTATGGTTTTTATTTTAATGGTTTTATTTGGAGTTATCTCAAAAGAAATTACATTATTTTTTAAATTATCTATTTGTTCACTTGATATTTTTTCAATATGAAATTTATCTTCTTCATAATTTTTAAAATTATCACTTAATACACTTTCATCTATATATGATGATAAATTGTTTTTTTCTGATGTTATTACACCCTCATATTCTTCATTATTTATATATGTTTCACCACTGAAATGAGGATTATATTTATCTTCACTCCTAGTACCCATATAATAAAATATACCGCTTGAAGTATCAGATATTTCAAGTAATGTTTCAATAGTAAAACCATTATTATATCTTGGTGGTAACAATTCGTAATTATAACCCTCCAATTTAAAAAAGCCTTGAAAATATCCACCATTAAAATTCATATATGCACCAATATTTGGATCTTGAATTAAATCTGTTTCATATTGAGAATAATCTGTATTCCCTGTATAATCATTTTGTCCGACTGGATATAATTTTATATGATTATCGTTTTTATATAATGTATAACATTCCTCCATGCTAGAAGTTCTACCATTATCATACATTGTTAAACCATAATCAATTAAATTAATGTCGTCCGATACATTATTAAACCATTTTGATTCAATTAATAATGCACCCTCATTATTAATATAATTCGAACTATTTAAAGTTGAATATTTCGATAAATCAAATTCAAATAATAATCCTTTTTTTGTTTTATTATTTTTTTTACAATAATTATACATATAATATTTTTTATATAAATAGTTTAAAAGAGTTTACTATTTATATAAAAAATATTATAATGGATCATAATATAAAATATAAAAATTTTACAGATTTAATAAAAGAAGCGATAAATCCTTCACAATTAGATGTTGATGTTTTAAAACAAAAAGAAATATTAAATCCTAAAATATGGGAGACTGATGAAAAAATAAAAGACGAAGTTAGAAAATATATTTTATTAAATGCTTATCAATTTATTAAATTTTTAAAAATTGATAATTTAAGAATAAAAGATGTTACTTTAACAGGTAGTATTGCAAACTATAATTGGAATGAGGATTCTGATATTGATATTCATATTTTAATGGATTTTTCACAAATTTCAAATAACCCAGATTTTGTAAGGGAGTTTTTCATGACAAAAAAAGAACTTTGGAATGAAAAAGATATAAAAATAAAGAATTATGATGTTGAACTCTATGTTCAAGATGTTAATGAAGAACACACTTCTACTGGTGTATATTCTGTTTTAAAAAATGAATGGATTAGTAAACCTATTAAACAGATGATTACTATTGACGTTAATAACGTTAAACAAAAAACAATGGATTTTATACAGATTATTGAAAGTTTATCGCAAATAAAAGATCCAAATACTTTATTAACCTTAGTCAACAAGTTAAAAGATAAAATAAAAAAATATAGAAAAAGCGGTTTAAGTGAATTTGGTGAATATTCAACCGAAAATTTAGTCTTTAAATTATTAAGAAATTACGGTTATTTGGATATGTTAAGTAAATACAAAGAAGAAGTAATAAAAAATAAATTAACTTTTGAAAATTATTAATCATGAAAAAATATTATATAACAGAAGAACAATATAAATATCTTACCACAAAAAAACAAACGGAAAAAATATATAATGATATTGTAAATGAAATTAGAAAATATGATTTATATTTAAACGAATCTCACCAATTAAATGAAGCAGTTGTAGATGTTCTAAAAAAATATGCTAAAAAGGGTTTAATGACTACAGCATTAATATCATCATTATTGTCTAATAATATTGTTTCAGCTAATGATTTAATGTCTGCAGGTATACCCAAAGATAAAATAGAAAATGTTCAAGATGATAAATTTTCACATATGGAAATATTAAATGAACTAATAAAAATATTAAAAACACGAGGACATGAACGAGATGAACCTATGTTTGAAAAATTAGTTAGTTTGGATGACGATGCACAAAAAAAGATTACTAGTGAAATATCGAGTAGAATAAATGATCTAAGTGATATGTGGAAATATAAATATAATATTTTAACAACCGCAGATAAACAATTTGATACTGATAGACGTGATATATCACAAATAGATAAAGAAAAAATTGTTAAAGTTGATACATCTTTAGTTACAACAAATATTAAGGGTTTGGAGGAAACTTTTAAAAATAATTCCGCAGTAATATTAAAAAATGAAGAACTTAGAGATAGTTTGCAAAAAGTATTGAATTGTTATTACAACGTTAATGAAATACTTATAAAAACATCATCAAATACTCTTAGAAATACAGGTGATTTTGAAAATGTTACTTGGGAAGAGGGATCTTTATTGAGAGCAAATAATATTAAAGATATAATTTCTAAATTAGAATATTCATTGGGTTGTGAGAATCCCACAAAAAAAATAGACGATTCAATTATTAAAATTGATGCTAGTGGTGAAAATGGTGATGGAACTAGTGGCCCTAAGTCACCATATGAAGTAGAAGATAAATATATTCAATATTACAAAAACAATAATATTGATGAAAAATATTGGAAATCTAATGCTAAAGAAAGTCCATTATCTAACATTAGTGAATATGAAAAATTTAATAATGTCGAAATATTCATAAACGGTCTAGTTCTTGAAGAAAATGAATACGTGTATAGAAATTTCAAATATTTACAAATGATTCAACTTGATACTGGTAAGAAAACATCTAAGAAAACAAAATTAAATTTATTTGGAGGTGGAAAACCAAATAAATATGATGGTGGTAAAGTGGGTGCTATTAAATGTTCCAATCCACAAAATTATTAATATGTTGTTATGTGTAAATAATTCAATCTTCTTTTTTTACCACTAATATTTTTTATTTTATAACAAATTTCAAAGCCAACTCTTTTTATAGAGTTGGCATGATTAAAACTATAAGTTGTTTGATACGGTTTTTTTGTTTTATTATCTATGAAATGAGCATTTACAAATATATAATCATTTATATTATTTAAATCTTCTTCCGAATAAATTCTTTTATTTATTTTTTTTAAAGTTTTTTGATTAAATTCGTTAATAATTGTATCATTTGTATTTATAGATACAATTAAGTATTCCAATACAATATTCCTATCTTTATTTCTATTATTTGTTTCAACTTTAATAGATTCACCAATTTTATTTTTAAACTTTAAACTGATTATTAAATCCCTGTTTTCTTTATAGTTTGTTGCGTTGTTCTGACCATAAGACGGAACAATTAATACAACCAATAGAAACAACATCATCTTTTTCATCTCACACATATTTTTATTATTAATATTGCAAATATATTATATTTTCTAAATATCAAACAAAAAAAAATATTAAAAAACTTTAATTAATAACAAATTAACACTATTTATATAAAAAGTTCATAATTTGACTATTTATATAAAATAATAATAATAAATAAAAATTTATAAAATGAAAAATAACAAATCTTTAGAAACTTATTTTGGTAGAATGAGAGAATTGTCCGATATAAAGGGTGATAAAAAACAACATACAAATCTAAACACCACCCTTGTTGAACATGCGAAAACAAATGATGGTACTGTTTTAGGTATTGTTAAAGATGCTCATCATTATTATATTAAAAAAACAACATCACAAGATGCAAATTTAACAGAATCTCATTTTGCATTTATAGGTGGGTTAGAAAATAAGAATGAACATAGGTTTGATAGTTTAGGGGATGCTCAAAAACAATTAAATTTATACATTAAATCAATTAACGAGAATTTTTCTAAAAATAAAAAAATTTCTGAATCAAAAAAACAAGTTTTATCAGAAGATAAGAAATTGAATGATCCTAATTCTTGGATTCGTTCAATGATTTCAGAAGGAAAAAATCAGGAAAAAATTGATAAATTTAATAGATTTAAAGAATCAATGAATTTAAATGAGTCTAAAGATATTAATGAAGATGATGAAATCGAAGATAATTTGGAAAACACTTCGGATGCTTTGGAAGATTTGAGTGATGAAATTAAATCTGATGAAACAGAAGATGTAGTTAAATCTGATGAAGTGGAGGACGAAGTTATTTCTGATGATGGTGATGAAACACCTTCGGAAGAATCTGATGGGGAAGAATCTGAAGAAACACCAAAAAAAACTGATGGTGAGGAAGAATTTGATGCTGAAAAAACTGATGGTGAAGATTTAGATTTAGATGATTTAGACCTTGAAGATGGAGAAGAAACAGAAGAAACTGATGGTGAAGAAGAAAATCTGGATTTAGATGTTGATAAAGGTGAGGAAGAAGAATTATCAGATGAAGATTCGTCTGATGAGGGTAAAGATACCGAAATTAAAGAAATGGAAAAACTTATTGGTAAATTAACACATAAAGTTAGAAATTCTGATTTAACGCCTGAACAAACAAAATCATTTATGAATTCATTGTTAAGTTCTTTTGAAACAGAGATCTCTGACTTGAAAGATCATGTAAAAAAAGAAATGGCTGATAAAATTCTAAAATCTAAAGAGGATGAAGAAGGTGAAATTTCAGAAGAAGATGAGTTTTCTAATGAATTAGATTCTGAAACCGAAGAAAGTTGTGACGAATGTGGTGGTTTTAATAATTATATTTCTGAGAGAGGATATGATGACGTTGAAAATGTTACACCTATGGAAATTGCCAATGTTATTTCTGGTTTTATTGATAGTAAAGAAGAATTATCTGATGAGGATTTAAATGAAGTTGCTAAATATTGTACAGAAGAGGTTGTTGGTGAATTGGGTGAATATGGATATGTTGACGAAATGAATAAATTAGAACCATATATTAAACAAATTAATGAGGAAGATGGAATGATGAAATTTGGTGGTGTTCAAGCTGATTTTGATCCTGATGATACTGATGTTGAATTAAAAGAAGAAGAAAATATGGAGGGTGATTTGGGTGATACAGTAGACGATGTTATTGATGATATTGCTGATGATTCTGTCACACCACAATCACCTCAAGAGATGCCAGCACCAGCAGAAACTATGGGAGTTGGTAGTCCATCTACAAGTACATTAAACATTAATGCTAAAACTGGTGATGCAACTTTAACTATTAATGAAGAAAAAGAAAGGAAAATTAGAAAGTATATTCGTAATAGAATTGAAGAAAAAATGTCTAATAAAAAACCATCTTTGAATGAGAGTAAAAAATCAAACAAAATGAAAAAATTAGATTCTTTGATCGATAAAACATTGTTGAAATTAACAAAATAATTTATGTGTGAAAAAGATGATTTAAAATTAATATACGTATTAAAAGTAGGTCAAAACACTAAAAAAGAGAATATTTTCGAATTTATATTTTCTAAAGATGAATCAAATATTGATTATAAAAAATGGGGTTGGGATGTTCACCCAGCATGTGATAATGCCAACCCCCCATCAGAAGATTATATTGATGAGATTGTCACAATAAAAACAGACGAATTTGATTTATTTTGCTTACATGATGCTACTGATAGAGAATATTTACATGGGTATTACAATATTCACGCATTAGCATATGAATGGGAGGATGAAGAAAATATGGATTTATACCCTAGTTTGGAGGATGATATTGAACCAATATTGGTGTTTTTATATGGTATGTCTTTTAATGTTGTTAAAGACTTATTATATAGTAGAAATATAAGAATATAAATAAAAGTAAAAAAAGATATAAACAATGGCAACACAAAAAATAAAAATTAGTGAACTTCGTAATTTGGTTAGGGAAACCATTAACGAAGAGAAAAAGAAAAGAAAACCAATTAATGAATCTAAAAATAAAAAACCTATAAATAAATCAAATAATAAAAAAATTGGTTTAAATGAATTTAAATCTTTGGTAAAAAAGATAATTAATGAAGAATCGGGTACAGGTTTTGATATTGGAAATATTGATTTACAAGGAACACAAATATTAGGTGATAATATTAAAGATTATTCACATAATATTCAATTAGAATGGCCCTCTAGTGATCCAAATTATACCTTATACATACTTAGAGATCCGGGTAATATGACACCAATGAATGAAATGGTTGCAGTTATTACAAAAAGAGATGGGAGAATTATAAAAATTTTACAAACTGCTCGAAATATTGATAATCTAATTAATATGTTGAATCAATCATTTAATATGCATATACCTGAAAAAAGAAATAATCATAATGATGAAGATGATGTTGATGATTATGGTGATGATTTTGAAAACTTTTTTTAATGTTGCTAAAACAGATTAATTTTTGTTTTGTATCATTAAAAACCCACTCATAATATTATGAGTGGGTTTTTTTTATAAAACTATTTATAAAAAAATATAAATTAATGAGTGAAGATAAAGAACTAGAGATAATACCATCCATAATCCCTGATATAGAACTTCAAAAGAAAAAAGAAGAAGCTAGAGAACAATACAGAAAAATGATTGATAGTGGTAAAAAACCAGAGACAATGGTTATTACCCATAACAATAATTTAAAGGGTGTTAGTGAATTAAATAAAACAGAAATTGAAGATCAAATTATAAAATGTGCTACTGATCCAATATATTTTATTGAAACATACTTAACTATTTTTGACCAGACAAAAGGTGATAAAGGTATGATTGTACCCTTTAAATTATTTGAATTTCAAAAAACTTTAATTGATTCATTTTTAACTAATGATTTTAATATAGCAAACAAATATCGACAGGCTGGTATTTCAACAACAACATGTGCTTTCCTTGCATGGTATATTATGTTTAATAAAAACAGAAGTGTTGCTATTATTGCTGATAAAATTATGACTGCTCAAGATGAATTAATGAGTGATGTTGTTAATTTTATTGAGGGTTGTCCTGATTGGTTAAAACCAAAACCTAGTAGAAAAAACACACAAAAATTAAAAAGATATGATAATAACTCAGAAATTGGTGCATTTGCAGCAAAATCTGGATTAAGGGGTTATACTCCAACATTGTTATTTTGGGATGAAACTGCTTGGACTGAAAAAGGTGATAAATTTTGGGAGTCTGCAGGCCCAACACTTCAAACTGGTGGTGCTGCTATATTTATTTCGACACCGAATGGGTTTGATTCTGTTTTTTATAAAACATATAGTTTAGCTACCGAAGATAAAAATTCATTCAAAGCGATTCAATTATATTGGTTTAATGACCCTCGTTATAATATTAATTTAAAATGGTATAAAAATAGGGGAAAACTTGATGAAATTATTATTGATGATGAAGACTTTACCAATGAAAAAAGAATAAAATTAAATAATGATGGATGGGAACCATATAATGTTTGGATGGATAATCAAATCAAACGTGTAAATGGTGACATGCGTAAAATTAATCAGGAATTAAGGTGTGTTTTTGGTGATTCTCTCATAACAATAAAAAATAAATCAAACAATAAAATCGAAACAATAAAAATATCAGAGTTTTACAATAGATTATATATAGAAAATAATTCTTGAACTATTTATTATAAACTATAAAAATATGGATCAAGAATCATTAATAAATTATGTAAGCAATATTGATATTGATAGATATTATATTAAGGGTGGGTATGGAAGGTTTCTTAAAGAACATCCAAACATTATTGAATATGTATATAAATATACTAATTCAATAGACTATCATGATATAAATAAAGGGATATTTCAAAAACTATTATTTATTAAAAAATATAAATGTATATCATTAAAACCAATAATATTTGATAGGCAACTAAAAGATTTTAAAGAATCAAATATAAATGCAGCAAAAAAATATTGGTCTGAATTCAATTTAAGGACTGAAGAATATTATTCTAAGGATTATACTGTTGAATTTTTAAAAAATAATTATCAAAAATACATTGGTAAATCTGGTAATAGAAAATTAATAAGGGATAATATTAAATTATATGATAGTTTATATTATCACACACAAAACTTAGATAGTCTTAATAAAAACAAAAATAAATTCACTATGAGAATGTTTATATTAAAAGACAATATAGAAATTTTCTGTGAAAAACATCAAATATATAAAACTTGGAGATTTATAAATAATGATTTAGATATATATTGTAAAAAATGTACACATAAAAATTATCCATCAATAGATTATTTTAAATATAAATATAAATCTAATTGGTCTGTTGAATACGCAAAATATAAAGAAAAACATGCAAAAAGAAAGTTACATAGTAGAGAATGGTTTATTAAAAAATATGGAGAAGAAACAGGAATTGAAAAATATGAAATTTATGTTGAGAAATTAATAAAACAAATAGCAAAATTAAAAGGTAATAGATATAGTAAAATATCCCAAGATTTATTTTGGAAAATACATAAAAAATTAAAGGATACATCAAATATATATTTTTTTGAAAAAAATCAAGAATTTGTATTAAGAATACCACCAGAATATAATTATGATAAAACAGTTATGATATTAGATTTTAAAAAAGATAATAAAATAATTGAATATAATGGTAAATATTGGCATAATGAAGAGGACGATGATATTCGAAAGAAAATATTAAATGATATGGGTTATGATGTTTTATATGTTTATTCAGACGATTATAATCGTAACAATAAAAATAAAAAAATAATTGAAGATTGTGTAAAATTTTTAACATGTTAGCAAACAATAATTATGAAATATTGAATTCTAAAAACGAATTTGTTGATTTTAAAGGTATTATTAAACATGAGATTGATAAAGGTAAAAAAATAACGTTAGAAGATGGTAATAGTATTATTGTTAGTAATGACCATTTATTTTTTGCTGGTGAAAAAGAGATATATGTTTCATCATTAATTCCAAATAAAACGTATATAACAACAAATGATGGTGATAAATTTGTTGTTAAAATAGAAGATGTTGAAGGTGGTTATTTTTATGATATATTTGAATCTGAAAACTATGAATATTCAGCAAATAATATTTCAAATCATAATTGTGCTTTCCTTGGGTCTGGTGATAACTTTATTGCTGGTGAATATTTAAAACGTATTGAAGAAAAAGAAGTTGAAGTCCCTATTCGTCAAGAATACACTGATAGTAATATGTGGATATGGGAAGACCCAATACCAACAGAAGATTATTTAATTGGTGTTGATGTTTCATCTGGTCATAGTGATGATTATTCATCTATTAATATTATGAAACAAGAAGAATATATTGAAAATGCTATTATAAAAAAGAATGGTGTTGATGTTAAAGTTAAAGTTAAAAAAAACAAATTAATACAAGTAGCTGAATATTATGGTAAAATATCACCACAAGGATTAGGTGAAATAATATACATATACGCAACAAAATATAATAATGGTTATGTGGTTATTGATATTACTGGTGGTCATGGTGGACAAACTGTAAATAAATTATTTGAATTAGGGTATACTAATTTACATTATAGTGAGATAACTCATAAACCATCAAGAGATATGTTAGGTGGTTATATACGAAAAGGTAAAAAAACATTATCTGATGGATCTATTATTTTTGTTGATTTAGTCCCCGGATTTTATATTGGTAATAATAGAGGTCAAGTATTGTTGGAATTTCAAAGAGCAATCCATTTAGAGGATTTAGTTATTAGATCTAGTAGAGCATCAAACGAATTAAAAACATTCTTAAATGCACCCGGATCAAGAGTTGCAGATCATGGACGTTCTTTTCATGATGATTCAATTATAGGTATTGCAATAGTCACATATACCGCAAATTATGATATGAAAAAATATAACATTGATGATAATTCAGCCAAATCATTAATAGATACAATGGTAAATGTAAATAATAATGAAAAAAGAGAGAAGTATAAAAACAGGAATGAATCTCTATTTGATAAAAATATATCTAATCCTTATGGTAAACATGCATGGTTATTTTATGGTATAAAAAAATAAAATAAACTATTGAATTATAACATAATTATAATTAAATTTACTATTTATTAAAAAATCATTTTTATGAAAAATACTGCATACCAGAATTTAACTAAGTTTCTGAATATTAATACACATAACACTAGTGATGTTGAAAATAAAAAAAGAGTTATTATTAAAGGTAATTCTATTGAGGATGTAAAAAGAAAGGGTTTAGAATATGAACAACAAAAATCCATAAGAGATAGATTCTTTAGTAATATGGATCATGGTTTTCAAAAAGCCATGCAATATGAAGCTGCAAGATTACCAGCATATATTGATTATGAGGGAATGGAATATTACCCTATAATTGGTAGTGCTTTAGATTTATATATGGAGGAAGCAACAAATGTTAATGATAAAGGGCAAATGTTAAATATTTATTCTAACAATGATAGAATAAAAAAATCGTTAGAAGATTTATTTTATAATGTTGTTAATGTTAATACAAATTTACCTTTTTGGGTTAGAAATACAGTAAAATATGGTGATAATTTTGTAAATGTTTTCGGTGTTAAAAAGGAGGGTATTGTTAGTGTACGCCAAATGGTGAACTATGATATTGAAAGGTATGAAAAGATTGAAGATGGTAAACCTATTATTAGATTTAAAAACAGAACATCATCAGATTTATATAATGTTTTTGAAGTTTTACATTTTAGAATTTTAGGCGATGATAAATATTTACCCTACGGAAGCTCAATATTAAACAAAGTTAGACGTGTATTTAGACAATTAATTTTAGCTGAAGATGCAATGTTAACATACAGGATTGTTCGTGCAGGAGATAGAAGAGTATATAGAATTGATGTTGGTAATATGGATGTTGATGATATTGAAGATTATATCTACAAAGTAGCAACAAAATTTAAAAAGAAACAAAATGTTGATTTTAATGATGGTCAAATAGATTACCGTTTTAATATATTGGGTAATGATGAAGACATTTTCCTACCTATGAGAAATGGTAATGCACAAACAGGTGTAGATACATTGGACGGTATGAAAACAACAGATATTCATGATATTGAGTATTTAAGGGATAATTTATTTACAGGTTTATCAATCCCAAAACCATTTTTAGGTTTCCAAGATGCTGCAGGTGATGGTAAAAATCTAGCACAACATGATATTAGATTTGGCAAAAAAATAATTCGTGTACAACAAGCAATGTTGCAAGAATTGAATAAATTAGCTGTAATGCATCTATATCTACAAGGATTTAAAAGAGAAGATATATATGAATTTACATTATCTATGAATAACCCATCAACTCAGGAAGAAACACTTAGAACTGAATTGATGCAAGCAAAAACTAATTTATATGGTGATTTAACTAGAATTGAAGGTGGTATTGCTGCTATGTCACATACAAATGCAAAGAAATATATTTATAATATGTCTGATGAAGAAATCATATTAGATTTAAAACAACAAAAAATTGAACGTGCAGTTACACAAGAATTACAAGACGCACCATTACATATTAAAAGGACTGGTGTTTTTGATGATATTGATAATTTATATTCTCAAAAAGAACCATTACATGATGTAGATAATCCTGAAGGTGGTGAAGATAATGAAAATGAACCTGATAATGATGAAATAGGTGGTGATGAATTCCAATCTCCTTCTGATTTACCAGAACCAGAAGGTATTGGTGATTCATATAAAACTAATTTTGAAACATTATTAAGTGAATTACAAGATACAGCAAAAAACAATGAAAAAAATAAGCCGAAAAAATTAGGTATTGATTTTATCACAAAAAATAAAGAGTTGAATACAAAAACAAAAAAGATGATTTCTGAAATGGATAATATTATTGGTGATGATGTTAGTTTTAAAACTAAATCTGAAAATATTGACGAAATTATTGAAATTGATGATATTGATGAACTAATTGTTTAATTATTAGAATTAAATCAAAAAAACAACTATTTATATATAAAATTATATTTTTATGACTGAAAGATATATCAATATTGGATATGTTAAAGATTTTTTAACCAAGAAACTCATTAATTCGTTAAATGAGGGTGTTCAAGATGATTATTATTATATTAATAAATTTATTGATATAATATCTGAATCTGAGATTCTGAAAAAAGAATATGATTTATTTGAATCTTTATCAAATAATAAAATACCTAGTGAAATTGTGGCATCAAGATTTTTAGATAAGTCAATCTCAATTTTTGAAAATTATACAAGAGAAGAAATTGATAATGCCCATTCTAAATTAGAGGAATTGTTGGATGAAACAATAACAATTAATCCAAAAAAAATAGAGTATTATAGAAATGTTTCAGATCTCATATACGAATCATTAAAAACAAATGAAAATACTAATACACATCTATTATTTGAATCTTTTAGTAATGTTTTGTCTGTTATAACTAAGAATCAAAAAGAAGTAAAAGTAGAACCAAAAAAGATAGTTAATGAAAATGTTTTAAATATTGCAACTAACAAGTTTAATGAGAAATATTCAAATTTGAGTGAAAGTGATATATCATTATTAAAGAAAATTGTTTCATCATCATATGATGAAAAAAAACAAATATATGAAGATTTTAAACAAGAAAATTTAAATTTGTTAAATAATATGTTGGTTAACGAAGAATACCAAGATAAAACTCCTATTAATAATGCAATTCAAAATATAAACAGTTTTAACCTGAATGAGGAAACTGTTATTGATAATATAATTAAATTATATGAATTAAATAATGGGTTGAAAGAATAAAAGGTTGTATTGTACAACCTTTTATTTTAATTATTACTATAACCGAAAGACCTAATTACTTCTAATATTGCTGAATATATAGAATTAACATAATCTTCAAGTATTTTATCATTATCTAATAATAATCTATCAGCTAAATTGTCCATAAATAAAAATTCAATTAATACACCGGAATATTTTGGTTGTACTTTTTCTGTTCCTGCTAATACTGTAAAATTTTCTTCTTTATATAAATTACTATTTAATTGTCTCCATACTTGATTAGGAAAATCATTTATCAAGTGTTTAGCAAAAATATTACCAATTTGGATTTCTCTTTCTGTTGGATTTTTTTGTAAAAATAATTCATTACCAGTTCCACCACCTGCATTATTATGAAAAGATAATAAAATTGGAGTCGTAACCCCCATTGAAAATTGATTTGCTCTTTCCACTCTATTAGTTAATCCTATTTCATAATTTTCTGTAACATTTTTTATATATGGTATATCTGTTCTATCTAATATATCAGCTAATCTATTAACAACTCTTTCAGAATATAACCATTCTGCAAAACCATTAATCACCCTATCTTCAACATCAATACCATGTGCTCTATCTAAAATAAATAATATTCTATGTTTATTCAATGAGTTTAAAATTGGTATGTTTGCTTTATATGCATCAAATTTATTTTTATCTAAATCCAAATTATAACCATAATATCTATTTATTGGTTTTATAATTGAAACTTCGTTATATTCATCTGCTAAAACAGCAAAAATTTTTTCAACATATTCCACACCTTCAACAATATATTTACCACCTTGATCATTTTTAACCTTATTAATAATACCAACATATGAATCAGATTTATACGATGAACCTCTATTATAAGCAAATAATGTATTAGATGCTAAATTATAATTTCTATTAGCAATATATTTCATATATCTGCACTGTGCTTTAATCATTAAATCAGGATTATTCATAGCATTCTGCAATAGTTGAAATCTATTTTCTCTAGGAATAAAAAATCTTGAATTTTGTGATATATATCTATCAGACCCTACTTGATAGGAAGACCTAATAAAGGGTTTATTGATATTGTATATAATTTTATTAATTTCTTCATCAGTAAAATATGGTTTACTAATAAATCTATTTTTTACAATAACTTCATATATAGTACCAATTAAAAATTGTGAAATGCCCATAGCAGTACTATTATAATCAGCATAATTCCACGTCTTAAAACCTGACTCTGCAAATGCTTGTGCAGACAATATATTTGCATCTAAATCATACATCTCACCATAAAAATTATACAAATAAATTAAATAATCTATATATTCAATATTATTTGTTATTTGTATACCATTATTATTAATTATATTTGCTTCCAATGTTATATTTCTATTATTTACATCATTAACAAATGGTATCTCGTAATTATTTTTTCCTTTTATTAAACCATCAACACCATTTTTATCAGCAATTGAATACATAAATTCTTCACCCTTTTTTGTAATTTTTTTAAATCCCATATATTTAAATTTCTAAAGTTTCATCATTATTTGGATGCATTGAATTATATTTAGCTTCTTCAGGTAAATCATTAGCATCATATGAAATAAAATCATCATCAAAATTATTAATATTATCCATTATGTCATCATTAATTTCACTATTAATACCCATTAACATACCAATCGATTTAGCAAAATCGGTTACAATTGGATTGGGGTATTTTAAAATTCTCACCCCATTAAATACAGTTTCCATATGATTTGGTGTTAATTTGTGTTCGACATTTAATACTATATATGATCCAGAAAATAATGGAATATTTTTAAGTTCAAAATAGTTTGTTGGTTGAATCATAGCATTACCTAGCATGTTTACTTTTACGGAGTATGCTCTATTTTCATATAAATTATATAAATTTTGTCCTTTTGGTATTGGTGTAGATTCACTTTCATCATTTGCTAAATTAGATAATATTGCTAATGATTCGTTTGTTTCTGGGTATTCTTTACTATCTATTTCAATATCTTTAAATATTGATTGGTTTTGTCTACCATATTCAACTGTAAATGCATTAACCTCACCATATTTAACATTACTATCTATAACAGATTGATTACTATTCATTCTTTCATAATCATCAGAACATCCTTGATCTCTAAAATCACTAACATCATTTAAATTTTGTAAACCATCATCTATAAAATCATTATTCGTATTCAATGATGATGATGTACCACCAATATACATACAAACAAAAGCAGGGGATGTTACAACATTAGAATTTACATTATTATAAATTTTAAATGATTCCTCCCATTGATTACCATCAAAAGACATGAAGTTTTGTAATGGAAAAAATTCAAAATTGTTTTGTGATAATAATCTGGATATTACAGTGAAAACATTAATATCAATATTTTGTTCCATATTAATTAGACTTTCAGCATTAATAATAGCTGCATCACCAATATCATTCATAGCTCTATCTACAAAAACAAATTTATCAATTAATTTACCTTTACCAATAAATGGGTATCCCTCATCAAGAAACCCTCGAACCCACTTATCAACAATATTCTTTATTGAATAATAAGTTTGAGTTTTTATATCATCATCGTCAATACTTTCATAAAATTCTTTTTCTTCATTTTCAAAATCTTTCTTTTTATCTCTTAAATTTGATTTCAAATGCCTAAAAAATTCTTGAAAATATTTGTTAACTATATTACTTTTATTATTATCTTCTATTAATTCTGAATATGTTTGATATGTTTCAACATTATTAGTTGACCAAGTATATTCAGAATTAACGACCATATATCGTCTTTCTGTTAAAACATTAATAATTTCAACATTATATACATTATCAGGATCTTCTAATAATTCATTTTTTTCATCTTCATCAATATTATTCAATTCTTTTAAATAATTTACAACTTCAGTATTGTTTAAGACACTTTCAAATTCATCAACAAATTTTACAATATCAGATTCTGTTAAATATGATTTAATTTTATCAATCATATTCATTATTTTAATACTATTATTACCATTAGTACTATCACCATTATTAAATATAATACCACTATTTTCATTTATTTCATCATAATCTATTGAAAATATTCCACCAACAAACAATATATAAAAATATGGTATATCATAAATTGCGCTTCTAAAATCAGAAATACTAATATCATTTATCTTACCGAAAATACTGACTAAACTTAGTAATATTAATGAATTATTTAAATCACTATTTAATATATTTTGATTAATATTCAAAGTATCTATTATATATCTTAACTGATTTGTTTGTTGTTTTTCAGTGTTTGTTAATAAATTACTGCTCAAATAATTTACTCTATACCAATCAGCATACATTGTTGTATATTGATTCTCATCATATTTATAATCTGGAACAATAAGGATATTATTTTTTGAATATTTTGGTTTAGTTTTTCCTAAAAAGAATTCTGTAAACCAATTTGGTGTATTATTTTCAATAAAATTATCAATAGGTGAAGTACCAAAATCATTCCTTACTGTTATTTGATTTTCAAATAAAATTTCAATACCAGTATAATCGTTATCATTTTTATCTATAACATATTTACCACTCGCAGTTGTTATTTTATTTTTGTTTTCATTAATATTAATTTTAGAATTAGTCATTAATTCGTTAAATTCTGAAAATTCCATGTTTAAAAATCTATCAATAATATTTTGTTCTGATATTGATAGTGATAAATTTAATGCTTCACTTTCAGAATATAATTCAATGTAATTATCATCAATTTCATTAAAAAATGTATTATATGATGTGTATTGAGATAGAATTAAAAAACGTTCATTTAAAATTTTAATAATATTTTCAACACTATTACCACCTTTGTTGATATAATTAAAATAAGGTGATGAATAATTTAAAGATAATTTATTTAAATTACTATCCATTGGATTTATAGGTATCCACAGTATGTTTCCTTGAGTATCTACACTCATTTTAATATTTAATGGAATCTTTTCTCTTTTTATTTTTAAAAATACATCAATAAACCTATTAATGAAATCTGTTTCAGGAAAGGGATATGTTTTAAATAATGTATTTTTTGGATAAACTCTGACTTCTGTTTCATTGCAATTACCCTCAACATGTTTTTTCTCCACAAATAATGGAAACGCATTAATTTTTTCAACATTTTGTTTATCCCTATAATTCGTATGTGTTAATATTTTACCAAAATATTGTTGATGGTGATTTTCAGCATTATTTTTTACAGTGTTTAAAACTTTAAACATTTTATCAACATCATCACAAATAATTTTAATAATATTCCTAACTGTTGGTTTAAACCCTAAATTTTCTTCAACAATACTATTAATTCTATTATTTAAATCATCTTGCAATATCTTTGTTTTATCATTTAAAACATTGTATCGATCATAAACCCTTTTAAACGCTTTAGTTATATCTAAACAATTATTAAAATTAAATGTGTCATTCTGATAATTATTTAAATATATTGAATTAATTCTAATATTTTTTATATCTGATGGATTAATAATATTATTAGCGTTGAGAATATTTTCACTCATTTCACCATATAAATTAATTTGAGTGTTTTGATTTATGATTATTAGTTTCGCATTATTTGAAACCACATTATTTCTACAATATTTTGTAAAAGAATTAACTGTACGTACTTGCTCATATTCATATTGGTCTGAATTATTTTTTACACCAATATAAAAAACAATATTATTTCTATATTTATTGTTTGATACAAAATTTTTACTATTTAAAAAATTTATAAATGTTAGATGACTAGAAATTTCATCTTTATTACGTTCGATGTTTCTTATTTCATTTGTACTTTTAATATTCTTTTCGATTCTTTGATATATATTTTTCAATCTATATGTTAATTCATAAATTGATTTTGGTTCACTATTAACATTTAAATTTATATCTGGATTACTGTTATCTAATAATGAAATAATTTCAGCATATTTAAATAAAACATCTGTTAACGGTGCAAATATATTAGCAATTAATTTTACAGTTATAATATAATTACCCGTTTTACTATCAAATCTAGTATTCTGTTTAGTTAAATGTAATGCATATTTTAGAGGTTTACCATAATACCCTTTAATAGTTAATTCGAATATGGGTGGTGGAAAATCATATAATACTGAATATGGTGATTTCTTACCTTTATTCATAAAATTCATACCTCTAATATCAACAAAATCAATTGTTACTTCTGGAATATAAGAACTATTTGTTTTAATATCTATATTAGTAATACCAAAACCTTCATAATTATCATCACTAATTATTGTATTATTCGTCCATTTTGTTGTGTATTTTTTTGTGTTTGGGTTATAACCCATCATATTAACATTCATGCTATCAGTAGTGTCGATATTAACATATCCTTTAGCATTGAATATAATATTTGTTTTACTCTTCCTATAAGCCATCAAATTAACATATATCATTAATTCTTCTGGATTAGGTATTTTATTATTTAACTCACTATTAGTGATTACATCTAAAGGATTAAAAATATTTACACTCATACTTAATTATTAGTTTTTTATAAATAGAAATAATTTAATTATCATAAATTTTTATGGTTAAAAGTACTATTTATATATGATAATAACAATATACCCAAAAAAAATATACGATGTTTTTAACCATTATTAAAGAAGTATTTGATTTAGAGGAAGCTGTCAGAAATAATGACATTATTGGTATATTAATTCTAATAATTATTATTTTATCTTCATTGACTGTTTATTTTTATAAATTAAATACAAAAAATGAAAAAGAAAATAAAAAAGAGTTGGTGTCTTTACAAACAGAAATGTTAAATAAAGAAAAACAATCTGAAAAAGAATTAATTGATGTTTTAAATGGTGTTTCTACAATATTAAAAATGAGTGAACAAGCTGATAAATTCCAAACAGAAAAAATCATTGGATCAATAAAAAACTTAGAGAATAGGTTAATTGATAAATTAAATCAGTTAGAAAAATAATTTTAGAATATTTATATTAAAGATTTAAATAATGAATATATTAAAATACGGTCAAACAGGTACAGGAATTTTAATTGAATATGATGCTGGATATATTAATAAAAATTTGAATAAATCAAATAAGTTAATTACAGAATCGTTTGATTTTAACTCTGATGAACCGATATTAATTAATTGTATACTACAAAAATACGGAGTCCCTAATAGAAACAATAGAATTTATCCTGAAAAAATATTAAAAAATCAAGTTGAAATTTATCAGGAAGCTGTAGCTAATAATAGTGCTGTATCCGAAGCTGATCACCCAGAGTGTGTACAAGCTTCTAATTCTCAGATACTTACAGATGAAGGTTGGAAGTATTTTAGAGATATTTCTAATAATGAAAAAGTTTATACTTTGAATACAAAAACAAATAATGTTGAAGTTCAAGAAATATCAAAAAAAATATATCAAGAATATTCTGGTGTTATGTATAAAATTACACATAGAAATATGGAAGCAACATTAACACCTAATCATAGAATTTTATTAGAAAAAAACAATAATAGATTTTATATTACTATTGAAGAATTATATAATGATGAAAATATTATAAAATCAGGTAAATATAAAATATTAAAAATTGGTGATTGGGAAAGTGATAAGGATAATGATTATTTTATATTAAATGGTGTTAAAGATGATTATTTAGCATATAATTCTAAAAAAATATATCGTGAAGTTTTCACTAAAGATTTAAAAATTAATTCTGATGATTGGTTTTCATTTTTAGGAATATATTTGGCAGATGGGCATTGTGGTGGTACTGTTTGTAAAAAAGAAAGGTGTTCTGGTTTTGATGTAGTAATAACACAAAAAAAAGAAGAATCACAAAAAGAAATAGAATTATTATTAGATAGATTACCCTTTGAATATAGATATATTAATCATCATGGTAAAAAACAATATCATTTAAAAGATCCAAGATTATATAATTATTTATATCGTTTGGGTAATTCATATGAAAAATATATACCATATGAAATAAAAAACACATCCAAAAAAAATTTAATAACTCTGTTAAAATGGTTTCAACTTGGTGATGGTAGAAAAATAAAAACACCGTATGGGACTATTAGAAATTCAGTATTTTCAACATCAAAAAAATTAATTCAGGATTTTAAAGAAATATTATTAAAAATTGGATTAAGTGGTAATATAACCACATATACTCCAAAAGATCGTTTTATTAATGATGTTAGTTATGTTGATGGTAAAGAAATATTAACCGAAAGATTAATCAAAGCTGAAAATTCAAAGAAACAATATAATCTAAATATTTCAAAAAGAAAACATATATGGGTTGATAATAGAGGATTCAAAATAGAAAAAATTGAAGTTGAGAATGAAATGATTGGTTGTGTTACTACACCTAATTCAAATTTTTATTTAATGGTAAATGGTAAATCTCATTGGACTGGTAATTCAACAAATATTTCTTTATTAAATCTATCACATTTAATAAAGAAAATGTGGTGGGGAACAACTCCAGAAGATAAACATGTTCTATATGGTCAATTACGAATAATTGTGTCACCCGGATTTATAAAATATGGTATACCAACAATGATCGGTGATAAAATAATAGTTTATCTACAACATGATATTAGAATTGGTATTTCATCTAGAGGTGTTGGTTCTTTAAGTGAGGATAATGGTAAATATATAGTTGAAAACGATTTTGAATTAGTTGGTTTTGACTTAGTAGCAACACCTTCAACATTTGGTGCATATTTATTTCCAAATAAAAATCAAATTCAAATGGGTGAAGATGTAATCAAAGAATACGATAAATTAATTAAAGAAGATAAAAAAATTAATGCAATAAACAACTTTTTATTATAAAAATTAAAAAAAGTTAGAATTTTTTATAAAATAATACTATTTATATTTAAACATAATTTTTGTTATGGAAACAAAGAAAAGTATATTGAAAGAAGCAATTCTTGAATTTAATGAATTAATGGAAGCTGCAAAAGATAAAGCTAAAGATGATATGGCTAAAGAATTTCCAGATAAATTCAATAAAATAATGAATGAACACATTGAAAAACTCAATAATATGAAAAAAAATATCAACGAAAAAGCTGAAACGTTTAAAGAAGAACCTAAAACTGAAAAAGCTAAAGAAATAGGTAAAACAGAAGACACCGATAAAAGAAAAGAAGGTGGTGATGGCGTTGATAAAGATGTTGAGAAAACTTTTACTAAAGAGCCTAAAAAAGGTACAAAAAAAATTAATGAGTCTTATGAAGATGATATAGATTTAACAGATTTCTCAATGGATGAACTTGAAGAAGCATTTAATGGTGCTGATGATGAAGACGATTTTGAAATAGATGATGAAATCGAATTAGATTTGGGTGACAGTGAACTTGATTTAGATGATATTAGTGCTGAAATCGCAAAAATGGATAAAATGTCTGAAGAATTTGAAGTTGATGATTTAGATGAGGATGTTGATGATCCTTACACAAAATTGAAAAAACTTCAAGAAGAAATGAATCAAATTATTGATAATATTAATAAAGGTGGTGAATTGCAAGAGCAAGAAGATCCTATGATTCAAGAATTTGATGAAAAAATGTCTGGTGTTTATGGTGAAAATTATAAAGATGTATTAGGTAGCGATTACGATAAAATGTTAGATCTCTATAAATCACAATCGGATGGTGAACCTAAACATTTTAATGATGAAGAAAATGTAGAAGTTTCTATGGATAAAGATGAAGTAGAAGAAGCACATGGAGTTTCATTATCAAATAATAAAAAAGTTGGTTCAGAAACACAACCTCGTCCAGAATATGCAGACTATAAAAAAGATAAACTTAGGTTTGCTTTACAAAGAGAACAATTGGAAAAAAGAGTTAAAGCATTAGTATCTGAAAACAAAAACACTAAAATCAATTTTAATAAATTAAAAAAGAAAACAGCAGAGTCTAATAAATTATTAGAAAATTATAGAAACGTTATTGATAAATATAGAAACAGTTTAAATGAGATGGTTGTATTTAATACAAATTTGGCTCATGTAAATAATTTATTAATCGATGAAAATTTCGATTTTAACGTTGAAGATAAAAAAGAAATCGTTGAAAGATTTAAACCTGTTCAAAGTATTGATGAGTCTGAAAAAGTATATAAAGAAATTTTAAGTGAAAACTCTAACGGTAAGAAAGACATTGTTGAATCAATAGAAAAAAAATATAATAATGTCGTTACACCATCATCAAAACAAAAAATAGGTGAAGCTGTTGAAAAATCAGCATTTAAAAAAGATAAACATATTGAAAAATTGAAAAGATTAGTCAATTACAATATGGATAGAAAATAATAATAAAAATTAAAAATAAGATAAAATGGGATTTCTTACAGAAAACGAACTAGTTGGAAATATTGGTCTTAAACACTTGAAAGAACAACGTGAGATCACCACAAACCGATGGGAACAAATTGGTTTGTTAGAAGGTCTTGAAGGTAACTTGAAAGAAAACTGTGCTCAGTTATTCGAGAACCAATTATCTGACATGATGAGAATTAATGAATCAACTGACTCCGCAAATAGTGGACAGTTTGAGACAGTCGCATTCCCTGTTATTCGAAGGGTATTTGCTAAATTGCTTGCTAATGAATTAGTTTCAGTTCAAGCATTGAACTTACCTCTTGGTAAATTATATTACATTAACCCTAAGATTTCAGTTAGAACTGATGGTGGTACTAATCATACATCTCCTGATGGTGCTTATGAAAATGCTGCAACTGCAAGTGAAAGAACTGAATATGAAGAGCGTTCATTATATGATGCTTACTATGCAACAGAATATGATCATGAAGGTGAATCATTGTTTGATAGATCAAAAGGACGTATTACTAACGTAGACGGTGTAACTTCAGCAGATTATGTTGTTGGTGATAAATCTGCAACTATTACTCTTTCTGGATTTACAACTACTGATTCAGGTGCTCTTGTTGGGCCTTCTGGTGTACCTATGGATACTGAAAGTTTCTTAGCATCATTAAAAATTACTTCTGATGTTGATTTGATTGCTCCGGCTCCGTTCCAAGATGAAACTATTGTTGCTGGTCAAAACATTCCTTTTAATGTTAAAACTCAACAGTATGGTAAAGCAATGGTTGATAAGAATGGTAATTTGATATTGAATGTTGATACTACTTATCCCGGTGAGAATGGATATCAAGCATTTAGTGCTGCTACTACTCCTACTTTCAACTATGAATACAGAGTATATTCAGACTTAGAGGAAGATAGTGAA